TCCGGTGAACACCGTCACGGCGACCGGCGCAGCGCGCGCGATCAACGTGCCCGTGGTCTACGACTATGCGTGGGGTGACGGTGACCTCATGGCCGACCCGAAGGCCGAGCCGCCCGACGCCTTCGTCACGTTGACGTGGATCGACGAGAAGGCGGGGCGCAACGGCCTGTCCGTCGTCCAGATCGACGTGTGGAACCGCGTCGGGCCGAAGGGCGGCTCGACCGGCGACGCGTTCGGCGTCGTCGTCGACGACATCGCCGACGCAATCGAGGCGTGCTTCGCGGGCGCTCGCCCCGACGGGACGCTTCGCGCGTGGATCCCGATCCTCGACTACTCGATCCCGGCATCGCCCGTCGACGCCGAGGCGTGCCTGTTCGTTCAAGACCCGGGCACGCCGAGCGGATGGGGCTGCCCGATTGAGCGCAGGCGCATCGTCTCCGACGACGGGTTCCAGCGCATCGCGCTCACGTTCTCGATGCGCCTCGACACCGACGCGATCCCGGGCGGGCTCGCGTACATGGACTGACGGTCGGCGCCGTAGCGACGAACGGCGGGCGCGTGAAGCGCGACGCCGACGGGCGCGCTGATAGTCTCGGGTCGAACTTCGTTCCCCGAACGACAGGAGAAACCCATGGGACTTTCTGGAACGCGCTCCGTCGCCTCGAAAGAGGATCTGTTCGCGGGCGAATGGCCTCGGCTCTACGCGATCACCGACCCGACGACCTCGCCGACCGAGGTCTATCTCGGCGCGGTCAAGGGCGGCGTTCTGCGCACGACCCGCGAGGAGCTTCGCTTCTTCGGCACGACCTTCCCGCAGAAGCTCGAAGTCTCCGCGCCCGTGTCAGTCGAGATGCAGTTCACCGGCACCGCGCACGAACTCACCTTCGGCCTGCTCCACTTCCTCGTCGGCGACGCGCGTATCGACGACGCGTCGCAGTACGTCTATCCCGGCGCGGGCTGCGCGTTCGGCGACATCGACGTCACGTTCCGGGGCGAGCGTGTCAACTGCGACGGCAACATGATCACGTTCCAGATTCACCGCGCGCGGGCCTCGGGCGCTATGGAGATCGGGAGCGCGGCGAACGACATGATCGGCACGCCCATCGAGATCAACGCGCTGAACGACGAGAACGGCGACTTCGGCGGCTCGGCCTCCAGCCCGCTCGGCTGGATTTGGGCGAGCAACCCGAGCTAAGGCCGGGCCTTCGTCGCGTCGACCTTGCGAGCGCGGGACAGCACGCGCTCGCGAAAGCGCTCGACCGCTTCGCGCTTCACGGGCTTCGTCGAAGCGCCGACGAGTGAAGCGATCTGCGCGACAGTCTCGGGCTTGTCGAGTCGGTCGAGGTCGACGAACCGCATGGCGTCGGCGCGCGACTCTCGAACCCACGAGTAGTGATCGGGAATCCGATCCGTGATCGCAGGCCCCGACGACGAACGCGTCGAGCCCGAGCCCTTCGAGCCCGAGCCCTTGCCTCCCGACAGAAGCGCGAGCGCAGGCACCGTCCACGAAGACGCCCACGCCCGAACGTCGAGCGCGAACTGCGCCTCGGTGACGGTGTGCGCGTAGTCGTAGACCAGCATGCCGCACCGCTGCGCGCACAAGGCCGCGAGCACTTCGACGTCGGGGAGCCAATCGGGCTCGGGCGTCAGTTCGGCAGCGGCGCCGTCTCGTTCGCCTTCGCGGGGTTCAGTCCCGCGAACAGGGCTTTTCCCATTTCGCCGTAGCGGTTCAGGCGGAACGCAGCCCGCACGATCTCGACCGCCTGCTCGAACGTGACCTCGGCCTCGACGAACGCCGAGACCGCAGGGCAGCGAATGAACCGCGACCCGGCGAACTCCGCGTCGGTCTCCGACACGAGCGCGGCGTTCTTCAGCGCGACGAAGTTCTCCCGATTGTCGAGCAGCGCGCCGCACGCCTTCGCGAGACCGGCCGCGCCGTTCGTCGTGAGCACGTCGATGGCGAGCGCGTACAGACTCTCCGCGTTGCTCGACAGGTGGTTCCAGAACTCGCCGGGCTCGATGCCGACGAGAAACGGCCGAAGCGCGGAGACCACGCGGTCGATCTGGACCGCCTTCAGCGCCTCGCCGAGCCGCGCCTGTTGCGCGAGCGTCGAGGTCTTCAGCGTGAGTCGAGCTTCGCCGACGACGACTTGCTCGGACATGATCGTGAGAGCGCTTGTGTTCATGGAACCTCCGAGGCGCAAGATGGCGCCTCAAAGGTGAGCGCGTCAACCGCCCCGACGAACGAAGCGCGTCGAAATCGGAGGCCGCGCGCTCGCCCTTTGCACTGCTCGACGTGTCACGCCCGAGGGCGATCCGATGTCGACTGCGACCGACCCGATCAACGCTGAGAGCATCGTCCGAGCGAAGCCCGACGCCGCGAGCGACACTGACAACGACCCGACGCCCGCAGCCGCCGACGACGACTGCCCCCGGTTCAGCGCGGCGACGTTCGCCTCGCCGCCGACAGCGCGAACGCCCGCACGCGAGAGCACCGCTTCGCCCGCCTGAAGAATCGCGGGCACGTCGTCGCCGCCCAACGCCCGAGCGATACGCGCCCGAGCGCCGCCCTTGACCATGCCGCCCGACGCGAACGCCTGCGCGCCCGCGCCCGCGAGAGCGAGAGCCGCATTCGCGTTCGCGCCCGCCTGTCGAATCATGCCGCCGCGATGGAAGAAGCCGCCGATGATCGGGATGTCCTCGGCGCCGATGTCGCCGAAGTCGCCCGTCACGATGTCGCCGACGAGACTCAAGCCGAGCGTGCGTCCGATCACGCCGCCCACGTCGTCGCCGCCCGCAAAGAGCGACGAGATCCCGTCGCTGACTGCGCCGAGGAGTTCTTTGATCTTGTCGATCAAGAAACTCGCGAAGTTCTTGATCGCGGAGAAGATGCCGGCGAACGCGCGGCCGACGAGACCGAGGAAGTTCTGAACGGCCTTCGTCGTGAGCGCTTCGACGATCTGCCCGCCAGCGCCGATGAGCCCGCGCACGAACCCGGCGACGATGAACGGGATCGACTTCACGAGCGCGAACACGATGCGCGGCAGAAGCGCCGTCAGCCCGGCGACAATCGTCGGGAGATTCGAGACGAGACGTTCGATCACGCGCGGGATCGTCTCGCTCAACAGGCGCTCGATCTGGTCGGGCAGTCCGTCGATCAACGCGACGACGAAGCGCTCGGCAGCGAGCGCGAGCGAGTCGACGAAATCGGCGATCCCGTTCGTGAGGAAGTCCGCGAGCGAGTTCAGGATCGCAGGTAGCTCCGCGACGATCTGAACCAGCTTCGCGATCTCGGAAACGCCCGGGATGTCCAAGTCGGCGATGAGGTCGAGCGGGCTGCTTTTCAAGTCGCGCAGAAACTTGAGCCTGTCGGAGTTCGTCGCCTTCGAGAGCGCGCGTTCGAGTGCCGCGCTCTCCTCCGCGTTCTTTCGCGTGACCTTCGCGACATCGGCGTCAGCCTCGATCTTGATCTGCGCGAGCCGCGCAGCGGCGGCCTTCTCGATCAACTCCTGTTCGATGAAGCGGCCCTCGAACGCCGCAAGCTGTTCGGCCTCGGCGCGCTTCGCTTGTTCGATCTCGACGTCCGCGCGCTTGCGGATGAGTCCGATCTCCTGCTCGACGAGGCCCGCGCGCTTCTCGAAGCGCTCGATCTGCAAAGCGAGGATCGTCGAACTCGACGCGTTGTTCTCCGCGAGCAGTTCGACGAGCCGCGCCGTCTCCTCGTCGTAGGCGTTCGAGCGCGCGACGAACGCGCTCTGCTCGGCACCGAGAATCGCGTCGCGCGCCGCGTCTGCGAACTTCACGCGCTGCGCCTGAATCGCTTCGAGTTCTTCAAGCTCGACGGCTTGCAGCGCGCGGATCGCCGCGTTCTCCTGTTCGAGCGAGATGATCTCGGGCGACTTCTCCGAGGCGCTCCTCGACCTGCTGCTGCCCTTGCCCTTCGAGTTCGCGATCTCGTCGGCCTTCTTTCGTTGCGCCTCCTGCTTCCGCAGTTCTTCGGACGCCTTGCCGAACTCTTGAATGAGCGCGACGCGCCCTTGCTGGATCTTCACGACCTCAAGCGACTCGAACGTCGCAGCGTCGCGCGCCGCATCTGCCGCGCGCTGATAGCGGGCGACCTCTTTGTCGGACAGTTGGCGGCGCTTCGCTTCGTCGAGTTCTGTTTGCGCGCGTGCCGAGTCCGTGAGCGCGGTCGCGCGGCGCTTCTCGGCAGCGGTCTGCGCGTTCGCGAGGTTCACGAGGCCCGTGTTCAGGACCGTCGCGCCCTGACGCACGCCGCCCTCGCGGAACGCGTCGGCGAGCGTAACGACGTCCTTCGGCGCACCCTGCCCGCCGAGGTCGACCGCTTGCCCCTTGCGAACGCGGTCCTTGATTTCTTCGAGGTCGGCAATCGAGTCTGCGCCGAGCTGCTTCAGGCGAGCGCGCGTCGCAATCGCGAGGCGCTCGGTCTCCGACTTCGCTTCCTCGCCCGCTGCGCGGATGCCCGACGTCAAGCTCTCGCCGATGGCCTCGCCCAACTGCGTTCCGAGAAACACGCCAGCGCCGATGATCAAACCGACGGCAGTCGGCGAGCGAAGAAGCGACGACACGATCCCGCCGAGGCCCTTCAGCCCGCCGCCGAACGCCCCCGCGAAGCCCGCCGAGGCCGTCGCGCCTGCGGTCGCGGCAGTCGACCCGAGCGCCTTCAGCGAGGCCGTGAAGCCTGAGACGGCGACACCGGCCTCGGCGATGAACGACGCCGCCTTGAACGTGACGAAGAACGCGATCAACTCGCGCCCGTTCTCCGCGAGGAAGTTCGCGAGCGTTCCGATTGCGGCCGTCAGGTCGCGAACGAAGCTGACGATCTGTTCTTTGTTCGCCTCGACGAACGTGGCGAACTTGCCGAACTGCTCGGTGAGAAGCGGGAAGATTTCGCGACCGACGTCGTTCAGCACGAGCGACAGGCGGTTCTTCACGACGCCCGCGAATGACGCGAACGTGGTCGTCGTCTTCGCGAGCGCTTCTTCGGTCTTCCCGTTCGCTTCGCCGATGAGCCGAATGTCTTCGCGAACCTGCCCGAGCCCGGCCGTCGTCAGCGCAGCGGCAGCGGCAAAGCCCTGAATGTCCGAGAACAATTCCTTGAGGACGCCCGCGCCGCCCTTCGCCTCGATTTCTTCGAGAACGCCGATGAGACCCTTCGACTTCAGCGCCACGTCGTCGAACTGAATCCCGAGGTCTTTGGCGAGCTTCTTCCCTTCCGGCGTCGCCTGCGTTCGCGCCGTGGTCAAGATGGCCTGTCGGATGTTCGTGATCGCGGTCTCGGCCGTCTGGCCCGAACGCGTCAGCACGGCGACCGACCCGAGGATTTCGTCGATGCTGATTCCGAACTGCGACGAGATCGAAACGACGTCGCCGAGGGCTTGGCTCAACTGCGGCACGGTCGCGCCGCCTTGGTCGAACGTCGCGAACAGCTTGTCGGTGATCTCGCCTGCCGTGATCCCGGTCTTCCCGTAGGTGTTCAGGACCGCGATCACGCCCTTCAACGCCTGCTCGGTCGTCGAGCCCGACGCGACGGCGGCCTGCGACGCTGCCTCGGTCGCCTCGAACGCGAGCCGCGCTTGATCTGCGCCCTTGGGCAGCGTGCCGATGGCGGTCGTCAACGCCCCGGTCAGGTCGAGAATCCCGACCGACGACTTCGACGCGAGCGATTCGATCTTCGCCTGAAGCGACTGGATCGACGCGCCCGAGTCGGCCGAGACGATGTTGAGTTGCGCCAGCGCTGACTCGTAGTCGGTCGCGAACGAGACGGCAGACTTCGCGAGCGCGCCCGCGCCGAGCGTCGCGAGGATCGCGTTCGTGCCGAATACGAAGTCGGTCACGCGCTGACGAACGCCGTTCAACCCCTGCTCGATGGTCTTGCCAGCTTCGAGCACGTTCGAGGTCGGGATGTTGATCGAACCTCCCGACGGCCCGCTCGGCGCTGACGGCCCGACAGACCGTGCTCCGCCGATGCGCTGAACGCGCCGAGGCGTAACGTCGAAGCTCTCGCGCGCCTTCGTCGCGCGCTTCGCGCTCTCCTCGATGCTGGCGGCTGCGCGCTCGGCCGAGAAGCCGATGTTCCTGAAGTTCGCCGAGACCTTGCGTTGCGTCGCAAGCGTCGACTCGTTCAGGCGCTTCAGAGACGCGTCGATGGCGACTTGAATCTCGGCGACCTTCGCGCGCAACGACTCGGCGGCGATGGCGGCGCGCTGCATCCCATCGACGAAGGACTGAACGCGCGCGGAGAGAGAGAGCGAAACTTTTTCGTCGGCCATGCGGACCTCCGACCGCGAGGGTACACACACGCGCCGCCTTGCGCACATGGAGCCCCGACCCGATACTCGCCGCATGGCGACCTGTCGAACACGCGCCCGGCGCTACATGATCGTGCCCGACGAAGTGCTCGAAGGGGCGACCATCTACGCGGCCCGAACGCTTACGACGGGCGAGGCGCAGGAGGCCGGGCGCAAGATCGCGCAGCCCACGCTCGACCAGATTTCGCCCGTTCGCGGCGACGTGCGCCCCGCCCTCGCAGGCGTGCCCGAGGTCGAGTTCGACGGCGCTCTATCGGTGAACAAGGTCGGCGTGATCGAGCGCGGACGATACGGCTGGATGCGCGCGCAGGACAACGAAGACACCGACCGGCAGGTCCGACAGTCGCCGCACATCGTCGGGCGCCGCCCCGATGTTCTCGACTACGACGCGAACACGAACGACACGCGTTACTTGCGACCGAAGCTCGTCTCGCTCAAGTCGGGCGACCTCGGGATGATTCGCGCGACGGGCGGCGTCTGGCCCATTGATCGCGACTACGAAGCGCCGACCAACGATTACGTTTTGTCGTGGCGCAAGCTCGACAAAACGAACGACGAGTGGAGCGCTGCAACCTCGATTTTTCAGGAGGCGCGCGTCAACGCGTGGGATGCGGTCTCGTATCCCGACACGGGCGAAGTCGTCGTCGTGATCGGGTGGCACGTCGGGACGGGCGACCGACGCCTGACCGTGCTCTCGTCGCCGAACTACGGCTCGACGTGGGACGAGCGGCGGCGCCTGTTCCTCGACGGCGCGGTGCCCGACGTCAACGTCGGCTCGGACACGTCGTTCGTGGAAGGTCTCGCTGCCGAAGTGCTCCCGAGCGGCCGACTCGTCGTCGTGATGGCGACGTCGAAGTTCACTTACTCGCTCGTCAGCGACGACCGAGGCGCGTCGTTCACGGCGACGGAGATCCTGTCGCACGCGGCGGCGAATCAGTTCTGCGGGCACGGGGTTTCAAGCGCGCTCGCACGCAACGGGACGGCCCTGTTCGTCGTCGCGAAACGGAACGGCGTCAACGACACGATCCCGGCGCAGAACGTGAACCTCTACATGACGGCGAACGGCGAGGACTTCACGTCGCTCGGGCTCGTTCCCGCATACGCGACGGTCGACGTTTCGATCTGCATTTCGCCCGACGGCTTCCCGCACTTGTACGGGACCGTCCACGCGACGATTGAGGCGTCGCCGACGTTCAAGGACTGGCTTTGGGGGCGCCGCTTCAAGACGCGCGACCCGCGCCCCGGCGACGCACTCGCTGACCTGTTTCCGGGCGGCACGACGACCGCGACGAGCTACGCGTTCCACACGCACGAAGGCGTGCCGTCGGGAACCTACGAGGTCGCAGCGGTCCCGAGCGAGTCGCCGCCGACCATCTATCACGGGTTCGTCGGCGTCGATTCGATCACGCATCGCGGACAGGTCGTGCTCGCCGTCGTCGCGCACAAAGACCTCGCGACCGACACCGAGCGCCCCGGCTCGAAGGTCTCAAGCGCGCTCGTCGTCTACCGCGTCAACCACTGGCAGCCGATCCGCGATGCGCTGCTCGACGTGCGAAGTTCGAGTCTCGGCGCGCTCGTCGCCGGGCGCGTCTACAACCGGACGTGGGACGCCTACGGGCTGCCCGACGCGTGGGGCTTCACGGTCGCAGGCGCGGGCGCTGCGTCGATCACGGCGGGCGGCGATGAAGGTGGGTATCTCGAACTCACTGGCACCGCGTCGAAGTATTACACCGACGAGACGTTGCCCGACTCCGAAACCGGGTTTTGGGGCGCGCTGCGCGTCGTCGTTCAGGTCACGGCGGGCGGCTCGCTTCTCGCCGACGACATCGCGATCAAGTTCGCGCTGAACCGAACGGGCTCGGCAGCAGGCGAGATCACGGTTCGCTTCGAGAAGGTCGGCGGCTCGGTCAACGTGCGCATGTTCAACGCGGTCTCGGGCGCGGCGGCCGGCGCGGCAGTCGTGTTCACGTCGACGAGTTGGATCGAAGTCCTGCTCGCCTTCCCGACCGACGGCGTGGCGACCTCGTGGAGCGGCGAGGGCTTCGCGCGGGAGTACGTTCGCGACGACGATCCCGATTGGGACGCCCCTTACACTTCGCTCGGCACGGTCTCGGGCGCTTCGCCTTCGAGCCTGTCCGTTGAGTTCGTCTCGTTCGGGCACTTCACGGCGACGACTTCTTCGACGCGGACTTCGCGCTGGAAGGGTGTTCATCTTCACCGTCGCACGCAGAACTCCGCGCTCGGCGAGATGATCGAGTGCGGCTTCACTCAACTCGGGCTCGACGATCCCGACGAGGACACCTCGACGGACTGGGCGACGCAGGGTCGCGGCGAATCGGAGATCGACAACGGCGTCGACAACTTCCCGCGCGCCCCGTACCTGCTCGCGCAGCCCGCTCAATTCCTGTCGCGCGACGTCTTCGTCCAGTGGCGCGGCGAAGCGACGACGCGCGGTCTCTACGACTTCGAGGTTCGCCACGACTTCGAGGCCGAGAACGTCGCGCTCCTGCCCATCGCGCGCGAGTGGCGCAGCGACTCGGCAGGCGTGAGCGTCGAGTTGATCTTCGACTCCGACGAGTTCGATCAAGGTCGCGTGTTTCGCCCCGACGCCATCGCGTTCTTCGGGCGCAACTTCCCCGGGGCGACCGTCTCGTTCAGCGATAGTCCGACGGTCTGGACGCCGGGCGACGTGCCGACCTATGTGCTCGGCTACTTCGGTTCGCCGATGGCCGAAGATCGCTTCACGCACCTCTGGGCGATGGACGTCAGTCACTCCGAGTGGAGCTACTGGATCGACGGCACGCGCTTGACCGTATTCGGCCCCGCGTCGATGGGGCGCGGGCCGTGGCGCCCGCACCAATTCGCGAGCCGACCTTCAGGCCCGCGCCACTACGTCGTATTTACGCAGACCGACGGCGACTCGTTCGTCTACCGCGTGAAGGACAACGACGAGTCGACGTTGATCTTCGAGACGCCTCCGAGCATGGCCGACGTAGCGACAGGGGGCGGCACGCCGTCTTCGCCCTACGTCTTCCCGTTCGACTTCGCGATCTACTCTGACCGCTTCGCCGTTTTGTTCGAGCACAACTTCGGCACGACTCAATACCCGAGCGGCCCGACGTCGTTTCACGAACTCGCCAACGTCCACGGCTACCGCTACATGCGGATCTTGATCCGTCAGGTCACGATGCGCGACGCCGACGAGAACTTCTACCGTCTCGGGCGCGTGATCGTCGGGCAAGCAATCGACCTCGGCGAGTCGCAGATCGAGTGGGGCTTCACGAGTGCGCGGGCGAGCGGCTTCGAGATCAGCGACTACTCGACCGGCGCGACGAAGCGTCGACGCCTTCACGCGACGCGTCGTGAAGTGTCTCTCGACCTCGGCGTGCTCGACCCGCCTGCCGAGGTCGTCGAGAACTACCTGTCGCCCGAGAAGGGCTACTCGAACGCGGCGTCGTGGGCGCACTGGCTCGACGCTGTTCGGCGTCTTGAAGTCGACGGGTCCGAGGTCGCGTTCGTGTGGGCTGGAGATCGCGCCTACGCCGAAGCGTCCGAGACGGTCGAGCCTGTCGCCAGCGACGTCGAAGAAGTCTTCCTCGCCCGTGTCGTCGACGCGGGTTCGGTCGAGCACGTCGCGTTCAAAAGCGCGACGCTGAACCTGTCGTCGGGCGACGCCGAGATCCCTGTCCCCTACTGCAAAATTCGCGGCGTGAAGCTGCGCGAGGAGCTTTGACGATGGCACTTCCGGCGAACTTCACCACGAACCCCGCAAGCGAACCGCCCGCGATCTTCAGCGTCGAGATCAATACCGCGCTGACGACGACGTGGAAAGAGTACGACCTTCGGACTTCGGCGTTCGCGCTGCGCGACGACGTGAACGAACTCGTGACGCGCAACGGCTTGACCTCGGCCGACGTGATCGCGAGCGCCGTTCTGAAGCGTGTCGCCGTCCAGAACCGAGACGCCGACGATGGCGTCGAATTGAGTCGACGCGCGACGGTCGGCACGACCTCTGCGCCGTCGCCCGCCGACGCCTACAACGTCGCGATGGTCAACGGCGGCGGCGTCGAGTGGGACTTCCACACGCGCGCCGAGATCACCAAGTTCCAGATCCGAACCTCGACGAACACCGGCAACGCGAACGTGCGGATCTTCTTCGCCGTTCCCCGACCTCTGCGGACTTCGACATGACCTTCACGCCCGGAAACGGAAACGGGAACGGTGGCGGCGACGGGACAGTCGTCGGCCTCACGGACCGTTACGAGGAGCTTCCCGCGCAGACTTTCAGCGTGTTCGCCCATGCGGGCACGAACGCGGCAAGCCCCACACGCGACATTCAGACAGCGCTCGATTCCATCCCGAGCGGGGCGGCTCATCAGGTGCTCGTCGGCCCGGGCTCCTACGCTGGCGCGACGGTCACGATCCCGAGCAACTTGAGCAACGTCGCCATCATCGGCCCCACGGCGGGCGACTTTGGCGGGACGGTGGTGACGCTCTCGTCTGGGCGCGGTTTGACCATCGGCAACAACGCGACGCGCGTTCGTGTCGTGAGCTTGCAAATCGAGGGTCTGACGACCGTGTCGACCTCGGGCGCTGGCGTGCATCGCATCGAGCGCTGCCAGCTTGAGGGCGGCCTGACCGTCGGCGCCATTTCGGCGACGATCTACGTTGTCGGCTGCACGCTCGGCAACGTCAGCATCAATGCTGGCTTCACCGGCTTGCTGCTCATCGAACGTTGCCAGTTCAACGCGGGCGCGACGTTCACGAACGGCACGATCTCGACACGCGTGCTCATGTCTGACTGCGCCGGTCTGTCGAGCGCGCCGTCTTCGTCGGCGTTCCTGAACGGCCGATTTCAACTCGCCAGCGGCGCCACGCTCTACTACGCGGACGGCGCGCTCCTGCTCAAGTCGCCGGTTTCGGCGGTCAACAGCTTGACGGCTGCGGCTGATCGAGTCGCGTACTACACATCCGCGAGCGCTGCGGCGATGACGCCGCTCACGGCGTTCGGTCGCAGTCTCATCGACGATGCCGACGCGAGCGCTGCCCGCACGACGCTCGGCCTTGGAACTGCGGCGACTGCGAACACGGGCACGAGCGCAGGCAACGTGCCCGTGCTCGACGGCTCCGCGCGTCTGCCAGCCGTCGACGGCTCGCAGTTGACGAACGTCCTCAACGCGAATCTCGTCGCCCTCGGCGGCGTGTCGTCCTCGACGAACAAGCTGCCCTATTTCGTCGCGACCAACACGGCCGCCGTGACGACGCTGACTCAGGCCGGGCGCGACCTCATCGACGACGCCGACGCGGCAGCGATGCGAACGACTCTCGGGCTCGGGACTGCGGCTGTCGCCGCGTCGACCGACTTCCTGTCGGGGTTCGCTGCCGACTCGTGGACCTACGAGTGGGCGAACCCGAGCGGCGCGTTGCCCTCGGGATGGGCGCTCACGGAGTCGCCGAACGCCGCGACCGTAACCTACCCGACGGTCGGCACTGGCACGTCGATCCGCATCGTCACCGGCACGTCGAGCACGGGCTATCTGTCGCGCACGTTCTCCGAACTCACGACGGAGACCGAGTGGGAGGCGCGCGTCGAGATGCTTGCCAGCACGCTCGGCGTGAACGGCCAGAACTACATCGTGATCCGCGACGGGACGAAGCGCATCGGCGTTTATCCCAGTTCGTCGGGGCATGTGATCGAAACGACGACGGCAGACGAAGCTCGCGCCATCGCGTCAGGTGCGTATTACATCCTGACGATCCAGCGAACGCAGGGCTACGTTCGTTTCTGGTGCAACGACCAACTCATCGACACGCATGTTTACTCGACGTCGGTCGCCGACACGAACAACCCCGGGCAGATCCGCATCGGCACTGCGTCGGCAGGCTCGTCCATCGTGACGGAGATTCGGTCGTTCAAGATCAAGTTCGGCGCGATCAACGCCGCGCCTCCGAGTCACACGCTGCGCGGGCTTCTTCGCGGCTCGCCGTAAAAACAAGGGCGCCGGAAAGTGGCGCGAGGAGTTCGACGATGAAGACCGTTTTCCTGTTCTGTTTCGCGCTGTTCGTGTCGGCCTGCGGAGGCGCCGCGAAGCCGACAATCGAGCCGAGCGTCTATCAGTGCGCGACCCCGTTCGCGTCGATCCCGATCACGCTGCCCGCACTGAAGGGTCTGCCTGTCCGCGTCGTGAAAATCAGCGCGACGATCTCGCTCAACGGCGTCGAGGCCGAGGCCGTGTGCGTCGAGCAGATCGTCGCCGCATCGCTCCCGGCCGAAGGCGTGTCCGTCGCGCCGAGCACGCCTTCGACTGCGCCGAAGGTCGAGGTCGTCGTTCAGGCGCCGGACGCCGCCCCGCTGCCCGTCTCAAGCGCCCCGACTGCGGCGCCAGCCTCGGTCGCTCCGCCGTCGGCGCCCTGAATCATGGCCTACGACGGGATCGACTTCACGCCGCCCGCGAAGGTGCGGCAGAACGCGCGGCGCGCTCTCGCGATGCGCGCGACAAAGCCCGAGTCGCAACGGGGCATGACGGCAGTCGGGATCGCTCGCGCTCGCGACCTGTCGTCGGGGCGTGAGGTTTCGCCGTCGACGGCGCGTCGAATGGTGCGCTACTTCTCGCGACACGAGATCGACAAAAAGGGCTCGACGTGGAGCGATTGGGGCAAGGGCCGCCAAGCGTGGAACGGATGGGGCGGCGACGCCGGTCGGTCTTGGGCAATCTCACTCGTCGCGCAAATGAACCGCGCCGACCGGAAGGACGAAACGATGAAGACGAACACGAACGAAGCGCTGCTCATGCCGGGCGAAACGCTCGACGCCGCGCTCGAACTCCTGCGCAAGTCGATCACGGCGAAGATGGGCACGATCTTCCCCGAAGGCACCGCCTACTCGTATCTCGACGACGTGTTCGAGGGTGCGTTGACGTTCTGCGCCTACGAGCATCACAACGACGGCCCGAGTTCTTCGTGGTTCTTCTACGCGCCTTTCGTGCGCGACTCGTCGGGCATGTTCACGCTCGGCACGCTGACCGAGAAGACGCGTCGCGTCGTGTTCGAGGACGCCGACACGGGCGTCGCCTCGAAGATCGCGATCTTCGCGCGCTTCGCCCAAGCGTGGATCGAGAAGAACGAAGACGCCCTCGACGAGAAGGCGTCCGACGCGCTCGTCGTCGCGTCGGGCGACGTGGAAGAAACCGCGCGAGCGGTGCTCGCGCAGAAGAAGATCGAGCGCGACAACGACGCGGCGGGCGCTCTGAAGTCTGCGGCGCGCGTGCTCGTCGCGGCGCTCACGACCGAAGGGCTCGATACGCTCGCGAACGAACTCTCCGCGCTGCTCTCGCGCGTCGACGAGTCGAAGACGTTCTCGGCACGCGAAGGCCGCGCGCTCGTCGCGAAGATCGTGAAGGGCGACGCGACGTTCGACGACCTCGAAGCCTTCGCCGAAGGCGTCGACACGTCCTCGCGTGAAGGCGTCGCCTTCGCCATCGACGTTTCGCTTCTGCGCGCGAACGATCTCGAAGGGCTGAAGCGCCGCCACAAGATCGACGGGATCGGCTGAACGTGCCGAAGCCCGCGACACCTTCGCGCGTCGACGGGATCGCACTCGACGACGACGCGTTCGCCATGTTCGGGAAGCTCATCGACGTCGTGTTTCAGGACGACATCGGCAGGCCCGAAGGTGAAGTGCTCGCGCTCGCGACACGGGCTCTCAAGGGCGCATCGCGCGTCGTGAAGAACAAGCGCCGACTCGTTCCGACCTACGCGCTGAACTCGGGGGCGGGTCCGTTTCTTCGGCTCGTGCCGTCGGCGCCGTAGCGACGAACGCGCCCGTCGGACTCTCACGCACGAAACGCGTTCGCGGTACACCTTGCGACGTGAATCGCAAACTCCTCGTCGAAAGCGTCGAACTCGCGAAGGCCGGAACGTCCGGCGTTCTCATGGGCGATGCTGTCAAAGAGGCCGGGCTCGACCCCGCCCTCTTTCTTGCCGTCGTGCCCGGGGAGTGCGGCGTCGCGGGACGTGCGAACGGGAACAATCGCATCTACGTCCCCGAGGAAGTCGCGAACGAGCACGCCCGTTTGTGCGACGAGGCGCGTTCGCGTTTCGTCGACGGCGAGCGCGATCATCCCGACGCGGGTCCGACGTGGGACGTCGTCACGCGCCTCGTCGACGGTTCGGTCGCCGTTCTCAAAGACGGCTCGATCAAGACTTCGGCGCGCTTCGCGATCCTGAACACGACCATCGGTCGCGATCTGCTCGTGTGCTGGCAGGCGGGCGTACCCGTCGGCGTCAGTTCGCGCGGTTACGGGCGCGTCGTCGAGCACGTCCTCGACGAGAAGTCGCCCTACGCGAAGATGAACCCCGACCGCGCGGGCGAGCGCGTCAGCTTGATCCAAGAGTACGAACTCGAAGGCTACGATTGGGTTCGGACGCCGAGTGCTGGAACATTCATCGAACCGCCGCAACGCGAAGTCGGAGAAGCGCTCCGAAAGGTGCGCGAAGCGGCCGAAAATCAGGAGCGAAAGATCATGGACCCGAAGACCGTCGCCGAACTCGCCGAGAAGTTCCCCGCGCTCGTCGCCGAGATTCGCGGCGAGTCGAAGCCCGTGGTCGAGGAGTGCTCGGCGCTGCGCGAGAAGTTCCGCGTCGCCGAGGCCACCGTCGCCGGACAGGCCGAGAAGATCGTCGAACTCAACGCGACCGTCGAGACGATGCGCGCCGAGAAGAACCGCGCCGAGACGCGCGTCGCCGTCGAGAGCGCCGTGAGGGCGTTCGTCGTCGGTCGACCGGGCGGCGCGAAGGTCTGCGAGATGGTCCTCGCCGACTTCGACGGCGGCTCGGTGAAGAACGTCGACGAGGCGAACGCGAACGCGAAGCGCTACGTCGAACTCGTCGAGGCGGCCAAGGTGCTGCCCGTCGATCCGTCGAAGGTCGTCGAGAGCACCGACCCCAACGGCAGCAAGCCCACCACTTCGAGCGCCGCGACGCGGCTCTCCGAAATCTGAACCGCGACAGCGAACGAAGGAAGGGTCAGAACATGAACCTCGCCGCACTTTGCCCGACCCCCGCCGTCTTCGCGGATTCGGGCGACAATCTCAAGCCGACCGGCCTCGCGTTCAACCGCACGGCCGAGGCGAAGATCGAGAAGATCCTCGACGTCGCGCGCGCCGCGTACCTCGAAGCCACGGGCGTCGACTTCGACCTCACGAAGCTGCCGCGCAACCGCCAGCGTCTGCTCGCGGGCATGGTCGAGAACGTGGTCGCCCATCACCGGACGGCCGTCGCGAGCGGCAACCGGGGCGCGCTGCTCAACCTCAACGCCGAGGCGCGCAACGCGTTCCGTGGCCTGTCCGAGACCGTGGTCTCGGCCGACATCGCGACGTTCACCACGCAGCAGATCGCGTTCGTGGTCGACGTGTTCGCGCCGTTCATCATGCAGGACGTCGTTACGACGGCCGTGATGACCGGGCCGACCGCGTACATCCACCGTCAGCGCTTCACGCGCGAGGACAACGCGGGCGACTTCGCCTACGGCGCCAACAGCGCGCTCACCGACGGCCTCGACCCCGGCTACTCCGAGTGCCCGACCGAGTGCGGCGCCGCGAACGGCATCGACATCGAGATCACGGCGGAACTCGTCGAGGCCGACTGTCGGCGTCTCGCGGGCACCTACTGCTCGCCCGCGAACTACCACTTCTCGTCGCAGTACGGCGGCGACCTCGGCAACGTGCTCATGGAGGGCATGACGCTGGAGCTTCGGCGCGCGACGCAGGCGGACGTGATCACGGACATGCTCGCGAACGCGGGCGGCACGCACACATGGAACCGCACGCCGGCCGTCGACTCGTACTTCGAGACGGCGAACCCGAACGAGTGGAAGCGCGAACTCTGGAACACGATCCGCGAGGCCAACCGCGAGATCCTGAAGGCGACCGACGGCGGGCGCGTCTCGGCCGACCTCGTGCTCGGCGACGTCGACGGCATCGGCGTTCTCGAAGACGCGGTGCCGATGCAACTCGCCGACGAGCAGCCCGGCGACGTGTCGAGCGCGCGCGGCGACGAGATGACCGCGTTCTTCGGCACCACGAAGCAGGGCCGGTACTCGGTCTACCGCTTCCTCGAAGGGATGCCCGACGACACGCTCATCGTGACCGCCCGCAACGACCGCGATCCGACCTACGTCTACGCGCCGTGGATTCCGATCACGAATCTCGGCATGTGGACCAACCCGGAGACCGCGCAGACCAAGCTCGGCGCGATGACCCTCTACGGCAAGGCCGCGATTCGCCCCAAGCGGATTCGCCGGATCAACATCGGGGCCTGACGCGCTGCGCGCATGGCCTCGACATCGCGACGAGGAGCCAACATGCCCGCCCCGCTCGACCCCGCCTTCGACGATCTCGTCCGACGACTGCGCCGCGATCTTCTCGGCGCACTCGTCGACCTGACGACGCCCGAGGGCGCACCGCCCGCCGAAGTGCTGGCTGACGTCGTTTCCGGCGAACACGTCTCGACGCAAGTCCGAGCGCTCGCCGTCGCGCGTGCCTTCGACGAGTACGAGAAGGACATCGCCGAGCCGCCCGGTAAGAACTGGCAGCGGATCGACCACTACATTCGGAGCGCCGAAGGTCTCGGCTGGCCGAGCGCTGCCCTCGCGGGAAGCGGCGACGCGCGAGACTACAAACGCAACGGCCAATTCCAGTGGTGCGGCGCGTTCGCGTCGTTCTGTTGGGGCGCGCTGAAGCCCGAGATCCGGCGTAAGCACCTCGCGTCGTGCTACCGGCTCGACCAATTCTCGCGCGGCACGCCGCGACGCCTCACGCCGTCGCAACTTCTCCCGGGCGACCTCGCCATCGTCGGCACGGGCTCGCCTTCGCACGGCTCGCACATCACCGTGGTCGTGGGGCGCATCGCAGCCGAGAAGGGCGGCGCCGTCGTGCCGACCATCGAGGGCAACGCGAAGGGGCGCGGACCGAATGGCGACACGCGCGAGGGCGTGATCTCGCGGACGCGCCCGTTCGACGCGCCTTCGCCGAAGTCCTACCGCATCATGTTCGGCGTGCGCTTCCTCGACATCGACCTCGGCGTCTGACGTGAAGGGCTATCGCAAGCTCCTCGGGCTGCTCGTCGTTGCCGTCTGCGCGACCGTGCTTCAGGCTCTCGGCTCGTTCTCCGAGTCGGTCGCGATCTTCCTCGGGAGCGTCTACGCCGCTTTCGTGACGGGCAACGCAATCGAGGCGCGCACGTTCGGGACGCAGATCGTGAACGGCGCATTCTCCGCGCTCAACGACATGACCGCGAAGGCGAAGGCGCGACCGGCGCTGTCGAAGGGTCCGACGAACGACTTCGACGCGACGGCCGACACGAGTATCGAGACGACGCCCGAGCCCGACGAGGCGCTCAAGCTGCGCGCCGAGGTCGCCTCTTTGCGGCGTCGCATCGTCGAACTCAGTCGGGCACAAGGGGTCAAGTCGTGACGTGGCTGTACGAGGCAGTGGGGCGCCTTCTCGCGCGTGTTCTCGGGGCGCACAAGCTCGACCAGCGCGACCGCGACGAGCGAGCGCAGGAAGAACGCGAGGCCGCGCGCGCGAAACGTGAAGCCGACGAGATCGAAGCCCGCGCGATGCGACGGAGAGAAGACCGATGAAACGGATCACGTTCGTCGTTCTGCTCCTGAACTGCTCGCCCGTCCCGTCGTGGGCCGATGAGTCCGCGCGCCCATTCGAGAACGTCGCGAAGCTCGCCGACCTCGACGAGTGCGAACGCGACCTCGACGCGTCGATTGCGACAACACGACGACTCGTGAAGGTGATCGAAGACAACGACGGCCCGCCGACGCGAACTGTCTGGTTCGCGGCAGGCGTCGCGCTCGGCGCCGTGGTCGCCTTCGCAGCGGCGAAGGCTGCCGAGTGAACACGCCGCTCGCCGAGTGGGTTCGCTGGATCTTGTCGGTCGCCGTGATCCCGGCAGGGATCATGATCGTCGATCTGCGGCAGACGGTCGCGCTTCAAGGCGCCGAGATCAAAGCGTCGCGTCAGACGCTCGCCGCGCACATCGAAACCGACCACGCGCGCGTCGACAAGCTGGCCGAGAAACACGAGGCGTCGAACGAGGCGCTGATTCGAGTGAACGAAGCGATCTCAACCGTGAAGGAACGACTCAATGACCTCTTGGAGCAACTCAGGAGCACGCAACGCCGCAGATGATCGCGACGGCGCGAAGAACATTTTCGCGGGTGTTCTTCTCGGGCTGTTCCTCGTGATCGTTGTGCTCGGACTCGTGGCGTCGGTGCCGAAAGCAGTTCGCGAGCCTGCGCCCGCTCCGAGCGCCGCGCGACTTGTCGCCGCGCAGTCGTCGCGCATGGAGCCCGACGTGAAGGCGCTCGAATCTGCCGCCGTCGACCTTCAAGCGCAGGCCGTCGAGATCGAGAAGGCGCAGGCCAAGATCAAGCCGCGCTGACGTCTCCAAATTTCAACGATTACACCGACACACATCAGCGAAATCTAAACGAATGCACCGCGTCAAAGGTGCGTCATTTTTGCTGAAATCCCTAGTGATTCCGAGGGCTTGCAGAAATCTAAACGAATGCGAAGCGGATTTTCGCGCTAGTTTACAGTAATGCTCAATGATTCCGAGGGCTTACGCGAATCTAAACGAATGCTCTCATATATGTCTTTTTTGTTGAACTACAGGGCGACGTGCATTCGTTGAAATTTATCGAGGCATCAGGCGTAAAGAGTCGCCCTCGGTTCGCGTATCAGGGTCCATGAAGCTGACCCCATCGAACGACGACTTCGCGGAGATCGAGAAGCGCCTCACGGCGGGTCTCTCGTTCGCGGTGCCCGGCGCGGAGTTCGCGCCTACGTTTCGGAACGGAACGTGGGACGGGCGCTCGAAGGTCTTCCGGCGCAACCGTGGCGCGTTCGACTTCGAGCGGGGCCTCATGCCCCGGGTCGCGAAGCTGCTCGACGGGTTGTCGTACACCTACTCCGAGGACGGCCCGCCAAGGGTGCGCGGCATCGATACGGTCTGGACGGGGCACGAGCCTCGCGACTATCAGCTTCAGGCCGTGCTCGAAGCGCTCAAGGCCCCGTTCGGTCGCGCCGTGCTCGCGCTCCCGATTCGTTCGGGCAAGACGACGTGCGCCGCACGCATCGCGCGGAGCGCAGGTCTTCGCACCCTGTTCGTTGCGCCTTCGGACTTCCTCGTCGCGCAGGCTCGCGAGACGTTCGAGCGTTCGCTCTCGGGCGCTCGCGTGACCGTCGTCGGCTCAGGCGAGAACGACGACACGGGCGACGTCGTGATCGCGTCGATTCAGGCGCTCGCGGCACGCTCGGAGACGGCGTGGTGGAAGACGTTCCGAAGTTCGTTCGGGACGTGCTTCGTCGACGAGGCGCACCACGTTGTCGGCTTCGGCGACGCGTGGGCCGACGTCGTGCGTCAGCTTGAGTGCGCGTTCAAGATCGGGTTGAGCGGCACCGTTCCCGACGACCTGCGCTCGACGCTGCTACTCGAACGCGCCATCGGCCCGGTCGTCTATCGCGTCGGGCTCGTCGACCTTATCGCGCGCGGCGTTCTCGTTCGGCCGTCGGTGACGTTCGTGAAGTACGACGCGCCGTCGATGCCCGAGCGCTGGCAAAAGACGACCTACTCGGACGGGATCGTGAAGTGCGACGCGCGGAACAAGGCGATTGCCTCGGCAACGTTCGGCCTCGTGCGCGACGGCTTCTCGGTTCTCGTCGACACGTCGCGCGTCGGGCACGCTCGGATGCTCGTCTCTGAACTGCGTGCCGAACTGAAGCCGAAAGAGATCGCACTTCTGACGGGCTCGACGTCGGTCGAAGATCGAGACCGCGCCGTCGCAGGGCTTCGAGCAGGCGTCGTGAAAGTCGTCGTCGGGACGGTTCTCGGCGAGGGCGTCGACATCCCCGAACTCGGCGCGGTCGTGAACGCCGAGGGCGGCGGCGCGAGCGCGAGCGCGACACAACGCCTCCGCTGTATGACGCCGCACGAAGGGAAACGCGAAGCGCGGATCGTCGACTTCGTGGACGTTCATCATCCCGCTTTCGCTCGCCAAACCGAGGAGCGGCTTCGGCTGTATCGGTCGTTCAAGTTCCCGATTGCAATCGCGGGGGCCATTGGGTAATTCGCAACTCGCCGCCTGACGGCAGGCCCGTGTTCCAACCCCGGGCGACGCTTTGGAACGGCGTCGCCCGGGGCTCCCCTTTACGGGGAGTGCGGGCCGATGAAGGGGAGAACATGGAGAACAAGATCACACGTCGCGAGGGCGATGCTCTCGCGCATCTTTCGCACGTCCAAAGCGCACGCGGCCCGATCACGACGGTCGCCGCGCGCCTCGGCGTGTCCGTCCAACGAGCGAAGACGCTCGTCGACGCGCTCGAAGCGAAGGGTCTCGTCGAGCGACGCGGGCACCGCGTCGAAGTGCTCGCGACCGAAGTCCACCGACACGCTGAAGGTGAGTCGTGTTTCGAGAGCACGCGGGGGCAACCGCCGAGCGGCTGCTTCTTCGCCTCGCCCGAGGGCGCGGTCGACGTGATCGCGTTCAGCATGATCGCGAAGTCGGTTCGCGAGGTTGCGCGCGTCGTGTTCGAGGCCGACAAGCGCAGGAAGAAGCCGCGCTCTCGTGCACCTGAAGGCGACGACGAACCGTGCGCGCTGGCTCTCGCGTATCGCGGGCGCAGACGCCGCCCGCAACCCGAGTACGAACTCACCCGGCGCGCGTCGAACGAACTCGCGAAGACGCAAGCGTTCATCGAGTCGCAGGGCGTGAAGCCCGACACGTTTCGCGCCTACGTCGAACACGTCGCCGACGCCTTCGCACGCATGTCCGGTGGCGGGACGTTCCCCCCATACTCGCTCCTGAAGTCCGAGACTTTCGTCGCGACGTTCCTCGCCGCGCGCCCGAAGAAGGTGATCGACTCGAAGTCGCTGCGCCGGTTCCTGCGCGAACGCGGGTTCTCGGGATCGGTTGATCAAGTGCTCGCGAACTTCGCCCGCGTGAACGAGGGCCGCGCGCTGCCGCCCGACGTTCCGAAAGAGGTCGTCGAAGCGGTCGCGCTCGTCGTCGAGCACGCCCGCGAGATCGGGTTCGTCGAGTCGAAGCCGTGAAAGACTACGACGTCGAACTTGAGCGCGACGTCCTCGCTCAAGCGCTGCGCGACGCGTCGTTCACTTCGAGCGCGACCGTCGTTCTGGCGGGGCGTTCGTTCTCGTCGAAGACGAGCGCGACGATCTGGAAGATCCTCTCGGAGAATCACGCGCGCACGGGCGAGCTTCCGTCGCCTCTGCATTGGGCTGAAGAACTCGAAGCGCACTTCAAGCGCGCCGAGGACTTCGAGCTTGCCGCGCGCTCGCTCGTCGAGCTTCGCAGACGCAAGGTGCCGTCGCCGAAGTCGAGTCTGGAGCGTCTGCGCGATCTCGTCAGGACCGCCGCGATGCGACGCGCCGCAGGCGCAGCGCTCGAAGGCATCGAAGACGGCGACCTCGAAGCAGCCGACGCCGCGCTTCACGAAGGGCTCGAAGCTGCCCGCGCTGCGTCGATCCTCGAAGAAGAAGTCGATTGGTCAGCGTGGGAAGAACGACTCGCGAAGTTCACGTCGCCCGGCGCGAAGAAGGTCAAGATTCGGACGCCGCTCCCGACGTTCGACAGGATCACAAACGGCGGCGTGAACTCGGGAACTGTGAATCTCGTCGTCGCGTTGACGAACGTCGGCAAGAGCACGTTCGCCGTAGACATCGGCTGGAACGCGCTCACGAAGTCGCCCGGCGCAATCGTGATCCACGTCGCGACCGAGGAGACCATCGGCGAACTGTCGACGCGTTACGACGCGCGCCTGACCGGGATCTCTCGCGAACGCATCGGGCCGGGCATGACCGCCGCAGACGCCGACACGTTCCGCTCTCGCTTCAAGAAAATGGGGCACATCGTCGAGCGCTTGCACATCCGCGAACTGCCGCCGCAGTCGAAGGCGAGCGCGCTCCGCGTCTACGTTCAGCGCATCCGCGAGGCGAACCCGAAGGCCGAGATCGTTCTCGTCGTCGACTCTGCGGATCATCTCTCGCCGCCCGGCAAGGTCGAGTCGCACCGGCTCGGCGCGTCGGCGGTGTATTGGGGCCTCAAGGCCATCGCGGTCGATTCGCGCTTGGCGCCTGTCACCGTCTGGTCGACGACGCAGGCGCCGAAGGCGTTCGAGGGCAAGTCGTTGACGTCTGCGGCCGTCGCCGAGAGCTACGACAAGGCACGCATCGCCGACACGATGCTCGGCATGATGGAAGGCGACGCGGACGAAGAAGCGGGCACGAAGTCGCTTCGCTTCGTCGTGATGAAGAACCGACTCGGGAGCGTGAAGCACTTCACGATCTACGTCGACGCGCACCTCGCGACCGGCGAGTTCCACGAGACGGCTTCGGAGGCGTCGTCGGGCGATGAGTGAGTGGGCACCGCACCGCCGCGCGCATCACCTCGTCGTCGTCGAACGCGACGGGAGCAGGTTCGTCGCGTCAGTCCTCGGCACGCCCTACAAGATGCGCTCGCCGACGCCTGAATGGGCGCTCGGCGCGTTGATCGCGATCCACGGCGAGCGCTTCGGGCTCCACGTCGTTCGCGTGGGCGACCCGAAGGTCGAGGCGATCCGCAAAGCGTCGCGCTGCGCGGTGCCTGTTCACGAGAGCGAACACGCATGATCGACGTCGAGCAGATCGTTTCCGAACGTCTCGACGTTCGCGGCAAGAGCGCAGGTTCGAGCGGCGAGCAGATTGTGTGCGACTGCCCGTTCTGCGACGCCGAGCGCAAGCTCTACGTCTCGGCGGTCAACGGGCGCTGGATCTGCTACCGCTGCGACGAACGCGGTTCGCTCGCGACGCTCATCGCGGCAGTCGACGAAGTGCCGTTTGCCGAGGCGAAGAAGCGCGTCCAAGAGGCCGACTTGTTCGACGCGCGAACCGCGCGCGGGCGCATCGAGAAGGGCGTCCGCAAACCGTTCGTCGAGCCGAGGTCGATCACGCTGCCCGACGAGTTCGAGCCCGTCTTCGACGGCCTGCGCTGGCGAGTGCCTGCCTACCTGACGCGCCGCGACGTGTCGCCGAAGATCGCTGCTCGCTTCGGGCTCGGGTTCGCGAACTCGGGACGCTACGCGAAGCGCGTGATCTTGCCGTGCTACATGACCGGCGAGCTTCGGTTCTTTCAGGCGCGCGCAGTCGACGACCGCGAGCCGCGCTACCTCGGGCCTTCAGGCTCGCGCTTCGGGCTTCTGTTCGGTCACGATCTCATCGGGACAGGGCGAAGGCTCGCCGTCGTCGAGGGCGCCTTCGACGTCCTCGGCTGCGCCCGCGCGGGCGTCCTCGCGGTCGGCCTGTTCGGGAAGGTCGCAGACGCAGGGCAGATCCTCGCAATCGCCAAGCTCGACCCTTCGCACGTCGACGTGATGCTCGACCCCGAGGCGCCGCGCGAAGCGAGAACGCTCTGCGTTGCGCTGAAAGAGATCGGGATCTCGTCGTCCGTCGCGAAGCTCGACCCGGGCGTCGACCCGGGCAGCGCGACGCCCGAGCAGATCGCGCACGCGCTGAAGCGCACGGGCTCGTAAAGGCAGGGCGACGTTCAGCGTATGGGGACCATGCAAGACGACTTCGTGAATCTCCACACGCACACCGACGCGTCGGCCTTCGACGGGCTCGGCAAGGTCGAGGAGTTCGTCGAGAAGGCAGCGCGGCTCGGGCAACCCGCCATCGCGTTCACTGAACACGGCACGATGCGCTCGCTCTACGCGGCGGCGAAGTCGGCCGAGAAGAACGGGATCAAGCTCATCCCGGGTTGCGAAATGTACCTCGCGGACGACGCGAAAAAGCAGGGCCTCACTGACGACGAGAAGGCCGAGATCGTTCGCAGGTTCCCCGAGAAGGCGGCGCAGAAAGAGGCGAAGCGCGAAGCCGAAAGAGTGCGACGCGAACGCGATCACATCACCGTTTGGGCGACGAACGCCGCAGGGCTGCGGAACCTGTACCGCCTGACGTCGTGGTCGTGGCGTGACGGCTTCTACTTCAAGCCGCGCATCGACCTCGACGTGCTCGCCGAGCACGCTGAAGGGCTCGCGGTCTCGACAGGGTGTCCGGGCGGCGTAATCAGTTCGCCGCTCCGAAGCGGGAAGAACGCGACGGCGATTGAACGAATGACGAAGCTCGCCGAGACGTTCGGCGACCGACTGCTCGTCGAGATCATGCCGCACATCGCCGACGCCAGCATGGTCGGGCTCGCGTCGAAGCTCGTCCGCCTGTCCGACTCGTTCGGCGCCTCGTTCGTCGCAACGCAGGACGCGCACTATCCCGAGAAGGGCGACGCCGCGCCGCAGGAGTCTTTGCTCTGCATTCACACGCGCTCGACGATGAGCGCGCCCGACCGCTTCGTCTTCGACGCGCGGGACTACTGGCTCAAGTCGCGCGACGAGATGCGCGAGGCGTTCGCGAAGAACATCCCGACGTTGCCGACGCGCATCGTCGAGCGCGCCCTCGACGGCTCAGTCGAGTTCGCCGAACGCTGCTCGGCGAAGGTCGCGACCTCGATGCCGGGCGCCTATCTCGTCTCGCCGCCGAGGCCGGGCGAGTTCGCGAACGACCGCGAGTGGCTTCGCGCGCTCGTCGTCGAAGGCTGCGACCGACTCGAAGGCAAGCTCGACGCGCGATACATCGCGCGCCTGAAGCACGAACTCGCGACGATCTTCGCGCTGAACTTCGAGCGGTACTTTCTCGCGGTCGCGGACGTTCGCGCGTGGGCGCGACGCGAGGGAATCTTCTGCGGGCCGGGGCGAGGCTCGGCAGCGGGCTCGCTCGTCTGCTACGTCCTCGGGATCACGGACATCGACCCGATCCGTTTCGACCTTTCGTTCGAGCGCTTCCTCGCGCCCGGCCGCATCGACCTTCCCGACATCGACGCGGACTTCGAGAGCGACCGGCGCGAGGACGTGATCGACTACCTGCGCGAAGCCTACGGCGCCGACTGCGTGTCGCGAATCGCGACGCACAATACGCTCGGCGGCAAGCGCGCGATCCGAGACCTCGGGCGCATCTTCGAGATCCCCGAGGCCGAGGTCGCCGCAGTCGCCGCGACGATTGAGACCAACCCCGACGCCGACGAAGAAGGCGACGGCGACTCGCTCTCACGAGCGCTGAAAACGACCGCTACGGGGCGCGCGTTCGCCGACCGCTATCCAGACGTCGCCTCGGTCGCTGCGCGCCTTGAAGGGCAGATCCGCGACATCGGAATCCACGCGGCGGGCGTCGTCATGTCGAGCGTGCGACTCGACGAGATCGTGCCGCTCGAATCGCGCCCGAGAACGGACGGTCATGGGCGCGTCGCAGTCACGGCCTACGAGATGATCGGCGTTGAGGGCTCGGGGTTGGTGAAGCTCGACGTCCTCGGGCTGCGCACGCTGACGACGCTCAAGAAAGCGTTCGCCCTGTCGGGCAGTTCGCCGAACGACATCGACTTCGAGGACGTCGACACGCTCGCGTGTTTCACGCGGAACGACCTCGCGGGCGTGTTTCAGTTCGACACGCCGTCGGCGCGGCGTATCTGCGCCGGGCACGACTTCGCGACGTTCGCCGACGTCGCCGTGATTACTGCGCTCAACCGCCCCGGCCCGATGAAGTCCGGCCTCGTCGAGAAGTTCCTCGAACGCGCGAAAGACCCGACGAGCGTCGTCGCCGTTCACCCGATTTACGACCGCGTGTTCGCCGAGACGTTCGGCGTTCCGATCTACCAAGAACAGGTTGTCGCGCTCGTCAAAGACCTCTGCGGATACGACGACGAGAGCGCCGACAAGTTCCGAAAGAAGGTCTCGAAGAAGCTCGGCCTCTCGGACGAGCAGGAGCGGTTCGTCGAGGGCGCAATCGCGCGCGGGATGCCCGAAGAACGCGCCGAGAAGCTGTTCGCCGACCTGACCGGGTTCGCCCAATACGGCTTCAACAAGGCGCACTCGTACTCCTACGCCGCCATCGCGTTTTGGTGCGCGTGGCTGAAGACACATCACCCGAGCGCGTTCTTCGCGGCAGCGCTCGACACCGAGCCGAGGCAGGACGGCCGACTGCGCCTCGCAGCCGAAGCCCGCAAGCGCGGGATCGAGATCGTCGCTCCCGACGTGAACGTGAAGCACCACGGTTTCTCGCTTCGCGAGGTCGACGGCAAGTCGCAGATCGTCGGCTCGCTCGCCGACGTGAAGGGCGTCGGCGACAAGGCTGCGCGACAGGTGATCGACGGCGCGCCCTACGACGACCTCGGCGACTTCATCGAGCGCGTTCGGAAGTCGGGGCGCTCGTTCACCGTGCGAGCGTTCGACGCGCTCGCGCAGGTCAGCGCGTTCAGATCGCTCCACGTCAACTCGCGCGTCGTCGCGGTCAACGCGCCGCTCGTGTGGGAGGCGTATCGCAAGGGCGCGCGCATCGTGATCGCGCCAGAGATCCGAGACTTCGAGCCCGCCGAGTTCCTGAAGCGCGCGTCGGTCGTGTGGCCGCTCATCGCCGACGCCAAGGGCTTGACCGACTTCGACGCACGCCTGAAAGAGATCCGGGAGGCGAGCGCGTTCGACGTGCTCACGCCGGGCGACCACGACCTGATTCGGCCGGGCGTTCGCGTCGCACTTGTCAGGACGTCGAAGCTGAAGGTCTTCGCGGGCAAACGCGGCGAGGCGAAGACGGGCCGCGCGTCGCTCTGCTCGGGCGACGGCAACGTCGTCGAGACGCGTGTCGACGCTGAACTTCTCGCCGAGTTCGGCGACGTGCTGAAGAAAGAGAACACGCTCGGTCTTGCGCTTGTCAGCGCGACGGAGCGCGGCGCGTGTTCGCTCGAACACTTCTGGCCGATCTGCGAAGGCGCTGCGCTCTCGTTCGAGACCGGCGACCTCAAACCGCGCGACCTCGCGAAGACGATCTCACGACTCGAAGAAGGGCAGTCCACGCTCGTCGACGCACTCGTCGTCCGCGTGCGAACGCACGTCGACCGCTCGGGCGGGAAGATGGCGACGATCACGCTCGCCAGCGGGCGCTCGTTCGCGAAGGCGTTGTGCTTCGCGTCGCGCCTGTCGAAGCGAGATGCACGCCTGTTCGAGCCCGGCGCGCGGCTCACGATGCGCTTGAAGAAGCTCGACGGTGAAGCGTGCTGCGTGGCCGACGTGCCCGTCACGATTTCGGGTGAAAAGCGCGCGGGCTCGTAAAGGCTCGACGGCGCAGGGCGTATCAGGATCACGAACGAGAAGAACGAAGGGACAGGACGGAAACATGTATCGGACTTTCAAGTATTTTGCGGACCGAGGGCTCGATGAGGAGGTCGAGTGTGCGGTCACGCTCGGCACGGACGACCTCAAGCTCACGGGCGATCTGGACGCCGACACCGAGCAAGTCGCCAACGCGTTCTCGCAGGTCGTCGAACTGTCGGCGATGTTCGCCGCCGAGGGCGACCGACTCGACGCCGAGTACCGCGCGTGGCGCGCGCGCGCGTCCGAGATCGCCGTCACGTCGGGCGACAAGCTGCCCGAGTGGCGCGTGAAGAACATCGTCGAGGCCGACGTCAAGTTCGCCGAGTTCAAGGACTACATCGCGGCGAACGTCGAGCGCGCCGAGTTCGTCGCGCAGTATCGCGAGGCGCTGCGTCTGAAGGCGCAGCTTCTTCGCATCCGCGTCGACGCGTCGCGCGCGAAGCTCGACACGGAGGCCGTCGCCGTCGACACGCGCGCACCGCGCCCGACGGGCAAGATCAACAGCGACAACGACAGCCGCCGAGGGCGGCTCGGGAGGGGTGAGTGATGGACGTCTCCAAGTTCCGCGAACGACGCGTCGAGGAGTCCTCGTCGCGCGAACGACCCGCGCGACCCGACATGTTCAAGGTCTCCGCGCCGGGGACGTGGATCGTCTACATCTGCCCGCCGAGTGCGGCGATGGGCGACTACCCCTGCGTCGAGGTCGATCTTCACTACGGGATCGGTCCCGAGCGGAAGATGGTCGCGTGCATCGCTCGCGACTCGTTCGTCTTCACCGACGCCGCGCAGAACGCGCTCGCCGCGCGCAACGAACGCAACATCGAGAACGGCAAGCCCGAGTGGGCGGTCGAACTCGACGTCGACGAGGGGTGCCCCGTCTGCGCGGCGTTCGAGGAAGGCGACGACGAGCGCCGCAAGCAATCGTGGCTGTTCAACGTGATCCCGATTGCCTTCATCGACCCGAAGGGCCGACGCACCGAGGTCGCCGAGCACGAGCGCGTGATCCGTCCGTGGTTCGCCAGCTTCAAGCAGCGCGAGATCGTGTTCGACGCGATCTCCGACGCGGGCGACATCACCGATCCCGACGCGGCGACCTACGTTCGGATCACTCGCGTCGGCACCGACTTCAAGTCGACGCGTTACTCGGGCGGCCCCGACGTCGAAACGCTGCGAACGCCCGTGAGGATCCCGAAGCCGATGCGCGCCGCAGTTCGCGCCATCGAGTCGGGCGAGAACGACCTTCTCGGGCTCGCGACCGCGTTCGTTCGTTCGTTCGACACGCTCGCCGACATGGTGGGAGGAACGAGCAGCGAGGCCGAAGAATCGACCTCGGCGACGCCGCCCTCGTGCTTCGAGAATGAACACGACGCGAAGGACCCGACGTGCGTCAAGTGCCCGTTCAAGGGTCCGTGCGCGACCGCCTGCGACAAGTCGTCAACGATGGCCGAGATGAAGCCCGCGCCGAGGGCGAAGACGGAGCCCGAGACGAAGACCGCGACGCGCGCCCCCACGCCCGCGTCGCGTGTCGTCGGGCCTTCGCGTGTCGTCGGGCCTTCGCGTGTCGTCGGTCGCACGGCCGCCCCCGAGAAGAAGCCCGAGCCCGTCGTCGAGGACGACCCGCCGTTCGAGGCCGATGCCGAGAAGGTCGACGACGAGGACGAGGCCGAGATCGACGAACTCCAGAAGATGCTCCTCGCTCGCGCGAAGAAGAAGGCGGGCAAGTGACATGGCGAAACGCTCGGTCAAGGCCGCAATCGCGCGCGGCGTGAAGGCGACGCTCGGCGACGAGTTCAAGGGCGCGCTGCGCGACACGGGCTCGGGCTCGATGCCGCGTGTGATCCCTTCGGGCATCCTCGGCATCGACGTCGCGACGGGCATCGGCGGCTACCCCGAGGGCCGGTTCATCGTCGCGCACGGTGACGAAGCGGGCGGCAAGACGACGCAGGGCCTTCACGCCATCGCCGAAGTTCAGAAGCTCGGCGGCGTCGGTGTGCTTCTCGACTTCGAGCGCAAGCTCGATCTCGTCTACGCCCGCGCCATCGGAGTGAACACTGACGAACTCTGCGTCGTTCACCCGAAATACATCGAGCAGGGCTTCACGATCATGGAGCGAACTTGCGCCGTCGTTCGCGAGCAGTCGAAGGACGCGCCGTTGATCTTCGTGTGGGACTCGCTTCAAGGTGCCATCGCGCGTCGCACGAGTGAGCAGGAGTGGGACGACGAAGGCTATCCGCCCGAGGCCCGCGCCTACTCGCGCGGCATGGCGAAGTTCAATCCGACGCTCTCGGACTCGCGGGCGATCCTGTTCGGGATCTCGCAGGTTCGAGCGACGGTCGGAGGCGCTGGGCCCGGGCAGGGCAAGCGCAAGATCGGCGTCGGCAAGTCAGCCAGTTTCTACGCGTCGATCATCTTCCTTTTTCGTTCGTCGAAGCCTCGCGGCAGGGTCGGCAAGTCGTCGGCGCGCGAAGGCGAAGATCGCGAGGGTAACGACGTCGAGATCCTGACGGCGAAGAATCAGGTCGGACGCCCGTTCACCGTAGCGCGTGTGCCGATCCTGTTCGGCAAGGGCTTCGACCCGGGCGGCGACACGCTGAACGCAGCGCTCGCCGTCGGCCTCGCGCACTCGACCAAAAAGGGCTGGTACGAAGTCGCGCTCGACGAGGAGACCGTCTTCGCGATTCAGGGCGTCTCGGGGATGCGCAAGATCGCCGAGACGCGCCCCGACGACTTCGAGAAGATCCGCCGCAACATCCGCGAGCGCATCGGCAAGGTGAGCGTCGAGACGCTGGAGAAACACGAGGCCGAGGGCTTCGCCGAGGGCGAAGAACTCGAAGAAGGCGAGGACGAATGAGCGACAAACCCCGAGGCCGAACGCTGAACGAACTGGCGAACGACGCGTGCGAGATCGCGTGCTCGAAGGGCTGGCACGACAAGCCCGTGCCTGTCGCTCAATACGCCGCGCTGATTCACTCCGAGGTCTCCGAAATGTACGAGGAGCATCGCGCGGGCCGAGATCCCGGCGTGATCTACTTCGTCAGTTTCGGCGTCGAGATCGCGCGTCGGCTCGGGCCGCTCGACGTCGAGTCGAACGAGCGGACGATCAACGACGCTGCCAACGGCGTGAAGTTCGAGGGCATCCCGATGGAACTCGCCGACGTGATCATTCGCGTTCTCGACATGGCGTGCGATCTCGGCATCGACATCGAGGCAGCGGTCGAGGCGAAGATGGCTTTCAACGCGACGCGCCCGCACAAGCACGGCGGGAAACGCGAATGAACGCGGCCCGCAAAGAACTCACGGCCGCCGAGGTCGCGGCAGAAGAACGCGCGCACGCTGAAGCGTCGCGTCTTCGGGCCGAGGCGTCGGGCAGGGAGATCGACAACTTGCGCGCCAACCTCGACGAACTGTTCGCCCGGTTTTGGGAGAAGCAGGCAGCGCACGAAGCGCGAGGCGAAAAGTGAGCGCGCAGTCCCGCCGCGTGTTCGGGATCGATCCCGGGCTCGACGGCGCGGTCGTCGGCTTCACGACCGACGCCGACTCGCTCATCGACGAGACCGCGATGAAGACGCCGACGTTCAAGTCGGCGAAGGCGACGGGCTCGCGGCGAGAGTACGACGTCGCAGGGATGCGCGACGCGCTGAAGGGCGTCCGACTCGGGCGCTCGACGGTGTTCATCGAGCACTCTCAGGCGATGCCGCGACAGGGCGTGTCGTCGACGTGGAAGACGGGCTACGGGTTCGGGCTTTGGATCGGGCTGCTCACGGCGATGGAGATCCCGTTCGTCGTCGTGACGCCGCAACGCTGGCAGGCGAAGGCGTTCGTCGGCGTGACCGGCGAGGGCAAAGAGCGCGCCTTGATCGCGTGCTCGCGCCTGATTCCGAACCTGCCGCTCGTCATGCCCGGCAAGCGGGTCGCGGACGTCGGCGTTGCGGACGCGGCGTTGATCGCGTGGTGGGGCGCACGTCATGGCTCGTGATCGAATGCCGAAGCTCTCCGAGTCCGCGCGCGAGAAGTTGCACGCGCGCAAGCTGCTCGAATGCGAGCACGAACGGAACGACGCAGGCGGCCACGTCGTCTCGTCTGCCGGGCGAATCTCGGCGCTCGCGATCTGCAATCGTTGTGCGTTGATCCTGCGGCCGTAAAGACTCGACGGCGAGAGGCGTATCAAGACCATGAAATATGCATTCGTCACCGACCTTCACCTCATCGAACGCGACCTCGAATGGCAGCGCGAAGGGCTCGACGAGGTCGTGCGAATCGTGAAGGAAGCGGGCGTCGACTTCGTGGTGATCGGCGGCGACTTGTGCGGGCGCGAAGTGCCGCACCGCCCGAGCGCGAAAGAGCGGAACGCCTTGTGCTCGTTCGTCAGCGACCTGCGCTCCACCTTGCCAGAAGACGGCGAGGTCTTCGTTCTTCGCGGGAATCACGACCAGCCCGAGGAGTTCGCGTTCCTGAACTTCCTCGGCGACGTCTCGTTCATCGAGAGCCCGCTTCGACTCGGCGTCGGCGCGATTCGCCCGGCGCGCATCGCGCTCCTGCCGTGGATCGATAGGTCGGCAGGCGAGGCCCTCGACGATGCGGCGTACACGCGGCACGTCCGCGCAGAGTACGAACGCGTGCTCAACGAGCGCGGCCCGGGCTTCGACGTGATCTTCGCCCACGCGGCGGTCTCGTCTGCGAAGGTCGGTTCGGGACAGCCCGCGACGCTCACGAGCGACCCGCTTTTCGAGGCCGACTTCTTCGCGCAGCGCGCCCCGGTGACGTTGCTCGGGCACTACCACGAGCCGCAGGACTTGGACGTGTCGCACGGCGCGCTCGTCGCTTACGGCGGCGCTCTGTTCTTCAACGAACACGGCGAGGCGGGCGGGCGCGGGTTTAGCATCGGCGACACGGAGACGGGCGAAGTGACGTTCTACGCGCTGAACTCTCCGCGCAAGGACGTGTTCGTGATCGACGCGAAGGGCTCGCTCGACCGCGAACCGACGAAGGTCGTGCCGCACTCGTCGGCGAAGATCGTGCTCGACGTCACGAACGAGAACGAGACCGAGATCAAGAATGCAATCGGCAAGGCCCGAACGCGACTCATGGCAGCGGGCTACACGGCATTCGCCGCGAAGGTGAACCGGGCGCGAGTCGTCACCGAGCGCAAGGGATCGAGCGAGATCGCGAAGTCGACCTCGCTCGCGGAGAAGTTCGAGGCGTGGTGCAACGCTTCAGACATCGCAGTCGACGACGGCGACGTGAACGTCTTCTCGGAGATCGCGACGTCATGCTCTCGATGAGCGCAACGCAGACACGCGCGCCGCCTGTCGTCGAATGCGCCGAGTGCGGCCGAGGGCTTCGCCCCGGTCACTCGGTCGCCGGATGGTGCCGCGTTTTCATCCACGCGACCGAGCTTGGATCGCTCGCGAGCAAGACACCGAAGACGCGCGGTTTCGTGAACGAAATCCTCTGCCCGAACTGCGCGAAGAAACTCGAAGAAGGGATCGGAAAATGACGACGAAAGATCGCGAATCTGGAACCCTCGAAGTCACCGTCGAGAAGGCGTCGGGCGCGAAGTCCGGTCGCCGCACCGAGACGACGAAGGCCGAGACGGCGACCGTCGAAGCTCTCGGGCCTGCGTCGAAGACGCCCGCGCCGAAGGCCGTCGTCGGTTACGCGCAGGGCGTGACGATCAACCTCGGCAACTTCACGTCGGCGCGCGTCGACGTGTCGCTCTCGATGCCCTGCCCGCCGACGATGATCGACGAGACGTTCGACTTCGTGCGCGAGTTCGTCGCCGAACGTCTCGCGAAGGAAGCGGCCGAGGCGTCGAAGTGAACGCCGAGGCGCAACTTCAGAAGGCGATCCGGCGACTCGAAGCGGCGCACGTCGCGTTCGACAAGGCGCGCGACGAACTCGGCGCGGCGCGCGAGGAGTTGCGACGGGCGCAACTCGCGCCCGAAGCCGAAGACAAGCCCGAGAAGGTCCGGCTCGTGGAGCGCCCGCGATGAAGTGCATCGAATACGAACCGCTCTTTCTGGCTGGCGACATCGCGCTCGACGACAACTTCGACGACTTCGTTCTGAAGCTGAAGGACGCGCAGTTCGACGGGCTCGGGATCGCGATCCCTCCCGAGCACGTTCGTCCGCTGCTCGACGCGCTCGAAGCGCGCAAGAGGTCGGAGCAGAACGAGACCGAACTCGACGAGAAGAACGCCGAACTGACGGACGAGCTTGAGGAAGCGCGAGCGGACCTCGAAGAAGCCCGCGAAAAACTCGCTGCTGCGTTAGACGAGATCGAAGACGCCGATGTCGAAACCGACACCGCGCTGAAGAAGGCGCACGCGTTCGACGTGAAGTGCGATGCGCTTCAAGCCGAAGTCGACATGCTGCGGGCGCAACTCGAAGCAGCGCGTCGCGACCTGAAAAAGCCGTCTCCAGCGTAAAGACCCGACGCCGTTCCGCGTATCAGGTCCGCGAACGGACGGAGGTTGCGTCTTGAAGGTTCTTCGCTCGAAATTCTGCGGCGTGACGCGGTACGACCGCACGGTCGAACTCGACTTCTCTGCCCTGCCTCCCGGCGTGATCGCGATCACGGGACCGAACGGCGCGGGGAAGACCACGCTGCTCGAATGCCTCGCCCCGGGCGTCATGTACCGCGAACTCCCGACGCGCACGCCGTCGAACATCCAGTCGTGGATGGCGCCGGGCGCGTTCATCGAGAACGCCTACGAGATCGACGGCGAGAAGACCACGCTCCGCGTCGAGAACGGGACGACCACGCTGAAGGGCGCGGTCATGTCGCGCGCAGGCGTGAAGACCGACGGCAAGCTGAAGTCGTTCGACGAGGAAGTCGTTCGCGTCTTCGGCGAGTCGTCGTCGTTCTACGCGACGGCGTTCGCGTCGCAGGGCGGCGCGGGGCGCTTCGCCGTTCTGCCCGTCGCCGAGCGCCGCGAATTGTTCGCGTACTACCTCGACCTTGGACGGATGAACGACATCGCCCGCGCAGCGAAAGCGAAGCGCGAAGCGCTCGACCTCGCCGCGTTCGAGGGCATCGAGACAACCGAGGCGACGATGAAGGCGTCGCGCGACGTGCTCGCTCGCGAACTGCGCGAGGCCAACGACGCGGACGACGAGCGCGTCGCCGAGCGCGTGAAGCTCGAAGCCCGCGCGCCTGCGGCACACGAACGCGACAGGGCGCGACGGGAGTTCGACGCACGGATCGCGAAGCGCGACGCGCTCGCGAAGAAGCTCGACGCGACCGAAGAAGACCTCGCGTGGGCCAAGTCGGAGATCAAGACCGCGCGCCACGACATGCGCGGCATCGGCATCGCGCCCGACACCGACGAGGGAGAAGTCGAGAGGGCGCGCGAAAGCCTCGCCGAGTGGAAGCTCAAGGCGAGGGATGCGCGGCGCGAGATCGAAGGTTTGAAGTCCAGTCTCGAACGCGCGAAGAAGGCCGAACGTCTGCTCGAATCGGTGCCATGCAAAGGCGAAGGCAAGTTCTCGGGCTGCGCGCTGCTCGGCGACGCAATCGAGCAGGCGCGAACGACTGTCGAGATTCAGCGAATGCTCGACGAGCAGATCGAAAAGCTCGCGAGCTACGAGCGAATCGTCGTTTCGTCCGAGGCCGACTTGAAGGCGGCCGAAGATCGTCTCGTCGCGTCGCGGAAGATCGACGCGCTCGCGGACAGGATCGGGAAGGCTTACGAGGTCCAGACTCGACAACTCGAAGTCGCCGCCACGCTGCGCGAAGAACTCGCCATCGCGCAAGCCGACGTCGACGCGTCGAAGGCCGCCGAGGGCGGCGAGTCCGTCGAGACGCTTCGCGATCTGCTCGCGGACAACGCGAGGGCGGCCGGTGCCGTGTCGCGCAGGATCGGGGAGTGCATCGAGCGCCTTCAGAACTGCGACCGGCAACTCGTCGAGATCGCGAAGAAGCGCGCTCTGCTCGGGCCGACGTTCGCGCGCGCTCGGTCGCTCGACAAGATCGTGAAGGCGTTCTCGCCTACAGGAATCCCGGCGCTCGAAATCGAGAGCGCAGGGCCACGCGTCGCCGACCTCGCGAACGACCTGCTCTCGGCCTGCTACGGCGACCGATTCAGCGTCGACGTGCGAACGACGCGCGCGCTGAAGTCGGGCAAGGGCGAGGCCGACGACTTCGCGATAGTCGTGAACGATTCGCTGCGCGGGCGCTCGGGCGACTTGAGTTCGTTGTCGGGCGGCGAGCAGGTGATCGTCGACGAGGCGTTGCGCATCGCACTCGCCTGCTTCGCCCTCGAACGCGGGCGAGGCTCGCGAATCGAGACGCTTTGGCGTGACGAAACGCCTGCAGCGCTGTACGGCGAGAACGTCGGTCGCTACGCGTCGATGCTCGTCCGCGCCGTGAGCCTCGCGGGGTTTCATCGAGTCTTCGTCGTCGGCTCGGTTGCAGTCGAAGACGTCGCCGTCGCCACAATCGAAGTTTCTGCGAGCGGCGACGTAAAGCTCACGGCGCGCTGAACGTACACGGGAAGAACGGACGGAGGTTCAAGATGGGCGGCAAACGAGGAAAGCAACGCGAGCACGCGTCGAAGGAAGCGGAGGAGCGCTGCGAGCGCCTGCGCGACGCGCTGCGGTTCAGGCGGATGTCGATGATCGAGTTCTGCGTCGCCGAGCGCGTCTCGTCGGGCTCGGTTCGGAAGTGGATCGAGCGCGGCGACGACACGCTTCGCGAGCCGATGATCGGGAACGCGGTCACGACCGAGCGCTTCGCGAAGGCGCTGCGCGTGCCTGTCGACACGCTGACCGTCGGAGGACCGACGTTGTGGATGTTCCAGTGAACGAGTTCAGCAGCGTTCGAGCATTGATCGTGCTGTTCGGGTTCTTCACGTTCGGCAGCGCGATTGGCTTCGCGCTCGGCAGAACGACGAGCGAGGGCAACGAAGAACGCGCCCGACGCGACGTTTCGTTTCTCGTCGAGGCGTGCCGTCAAGGTGCGCGCGAGGTCTGCAAGTGAGCCGCGCCGAGAACGACCACTACCCGACGCCGGGGTGGGCCGTGAACGCCGTCGTCCCCGTCGTCGACCGATACATCGCTGAGAGCGGCGACGAGTTCGAGGTCTTCGATCCGGCCGCAGGAGGCGGCGCGCTTCTGCTCCCGTTCGTCGGGAAGACACGCGTCTCGGGCATGGAGATCGGCGACTTCGGCGCCGACGAGAAACTGAACGTCGTTCGAGGCGACTTCCTCGCCGCGAAGGCGCCCAACGACGGGACGTCGCGCATCATCGTGATGAACCCGCCCTACGGCGGTTCGGCGAACCTCGCGCAGCGCTTCGTCGAGCACGCGTTCGAGTGGTGCGGCCCTGACGGCGTCGTCGTCGCGCTGCTCCGCATGAACTGGATCGCGGACGGCGGGAGGCGCCACGGGCGGCACGCGCTCATGCGGCGAATCGGAACGCCCGACGTCTACGTCCTGACGAAGCGTCCGAGCTTCACGGGCAACGGCAAGACTGACGCGAGCACCTACGCGTGGTTCGTGTGGGACGCGTGCGAGCGAAACGAGGTCGGGAAGTTCACGCTGCTCGACGTGTCGCCGTGAACCTGTTCTTCGTTCGCACGGGATCGCTTCGCGACGAGACGCTCCTCGAATGCCTCGAAGCGACAGGCCACCGCGTCGTTCATGGCGAAGTGATCGAAGACGGCTCGCGCGCGGGCGCCGTGTTCGCGTGCGTCGACGAGTCGAGCGACCCGGCCGAGGTCGCGAAGGTGGCCTATCTCATCGGGACAGGGGTCGACGTGTTCGTGGTCGCGCGCAAGCTGCCGCGAGACAGCGCGAAGAACGTGCCCGAGTTCGTTCTGCCCGTCGGGTTCGAGTGGCTGGAGCGGCTCGCCTTCATCGTCGGTGCGCCCGAGGTCGCCGTCGTTCGGTTCGCGTCGCGCACGAACGCGACGCTCGCGGGCGAACTCGTCACGAGACCGGAGCCTCGCGAGGCAGGGCGTCTCCGATGAGCGTTGCAGCGCTTCGCGCGTTCGACTGGCCGACGCTCGAACGCGTCGACTCTCCGGGCGGTCGCGCCTACGTCTGGCCTGAAGGCATCGCGCACCCTTCGGTAACGACGGTCCTTCGCGCGACGATGCCCGCAGACAAGCGCGAAGCGTTGAACGGCTGGCTCGCGAAGCCCGGCAACGCCGAAGTCGGCGAAGCTGCGGCCGACCGTGGGCGCACGCTTCACGAGGCCATCGAAGCCTACTTCGAGACCGGCGACGAAGCCGCGTCCGAACGCTTGGCAGGCGCGTGGTGGCGCTCGATTCGGCCGCTGCTCCCGAGCCCGAACAACGTGATCGCCGTCGAGAAGTTCGTCGCCCATCGAAAGCGGAACTACGCGGGCGCGCTCGATGCGCTCGTCGACGACGCGGGGCGCGTCGTTCTCTACGACTGGAAGACCTCGACGCGGCCGAAGCGCTCCGACTGGATCGAAGACTACCGACTTCAGGGCGCTGCATACGTCGGCGCGATCTTCGACCTGACGGGCGTCGTGGTCGACGAAGTGCGGATCACGTTCGCGCACGCGAACGAGCGCGGCACCGAGTTCACGATGAACTCGGGCGGGATCGCTCGCGCATGGGCGGGGTGGCGAGAGCGCCTGAAGGCGTTCGACGCGCTGCGCGCGGCCTGAAGTCGTTGGCGCTCAACGACTTCAAGAAAAGCACGCGACGAGTAAACTTTTTTCTTTTCTTCTCAAACGCCCTGCGCTACATTCGTTTTCAGAAGCGAAACGAAAACGAAACGGAGAAACGAAATGAACACCGAGAAGAACGCCAGCTACGCCGACGCACTCGCAACCGCGAACATGGCCCACGGCGCTGCCTGCCGCGCAGCCCACCGCGAATACGACCGCGCGACTTCGGCCGCTGAACTTGCCCAGACCCGCAACTTCGCAGGCGCACGACGCGCACTGAACGACGCGCTCGACGCGGCCTATGCCGCTCTCGACGCCGCCGTCGCCGCTGCCGACGAGGCTCGCCGCGCCTAAAGGCGCTCTCGCAGAACGCGACGCGAACAAAACGCACGACGAGTAAACTTTTTTCTTTTCTTCTAAACCGACCTGCGCTACATTCGTTTTCAGAAGCGAAACGAAAACGAAACGGAGAAACGAAGATGAACAGCACGACCCGCGACGACGCCCACGAGATCGAGTCGACCGACTTCAACACGGGTGCGCCGAGCAAGTATCCGACGCGGGTCGGCGCGGCGTATGTCGGGCAGGACGGGCGCATGTGGCGGCGCCGGGATTTCTGGTGCTTCCCCGGCTACCGTTCGTCCCTCGACGTCAAGGTCGACGGGCGCTGGATCGGGTCGGGCTACTGATTCGAGCGCTTGAAAGCGTTGGCGCAGAACGACCGCGAACAAAACGCACGACGAGTAAACTTTTTTCTTTTCTTCTCAAACGCCCTGCGCTACATTCGTTTTCAGAAGCGAACCGAAACAGAAAACGAAACGGAGAACGAAGATGGCCCACTACTCCTATGCAGCTTGTGTCGATGGCGTCGGAACGGTTCTTGAGACCGACTCGATCTACATGGCGGGCAAGGCGGCAGGCCGGGACGGCGGATACGTCGTCCGCTTCGTTAAGGGCTCGAAGCCCGCCACGGTCGGCTTCTTCGACGGCGCGAACGTCGTCAAGACGCAGGCCGCGTGGAGCGACGAGGCGAACGTCCTCGACGCGATTCCCCGCCGCTGAAAAAGCGCGTTCGTAGGTTGCTTTTTTCTTTTCTTCTCAAACGCCACGCGCTACATTCGTTTTCAGAAGCGCGACGACGAACGAACGAAGGAACGCACGATGAAGAACCTCAAGTTTGGCAGCGTGGTGCTGCCCATCCACGACACGAACGCCGACACCGAACACCTCGTCCCCGCGTGGGACGACGGCTTCGCGCCCGACAAAGGCACGCTCGCCGCGCTCGCGGCGGCGGTGAAGCTCGACCTGCCCGTCTTGCTCCACGGCCCGACGGGCTGCGGGAAGACGTCGAGCGTCATGTTGCTTGCGAGCGCTCTGAACCGCCCCGTGCGGCGCATGAACCTGAACGGCGACGTCCGGTCGTCCGACTTCCTCGGCGAGCAGACCTTGATCGAGGGCGAGTCGGGCGCCGTGGTCGCTTGGCGCGACGGCGTAGTCACGGCTGCCATGCGTGAGGGCTCGTGGCTCATCTTGGACGAATTCGACGCGGCGCCCGCTTCGCTGGCCCTGACGATTCAGGCGATTCTCGAAAAGGGGCACGTTCTGACCCTCTCCGCGAACGGAGGCGAGGTCGTGCGCCCGCATCCCGACTTCCGCGTCTTCGCGACGGCGAACACAATCGGATCGGGCGACGAGTCCGGCCTCTACGCCGGAACGAACCGTCTCAACGAAGCGACGCTCGACCGCTTCGTCGCGGTGGAGTGCGACTACCCGACGAAGCGGGTCGAGGCGAACGTGCTCGTCGAGAAGACGGGCATCGCCGCCGAGAGCGCAAAGCTGATGGTCGAGGTCGCAGGGGAAATCCGCGAGGCGTTCAACGCGCCATCGCCGCTGACCTCGGCGACGTTCTCGACGCGCCGCCTGCTCGCGTGGGCCTCGCTCGCGCAGACGATGGGCAGCGTCGAACTCGCCTACGCCTACGCGGTCGCTGACAAGCTCGGGAAGACCGAGCGGGCCTATGTGGGCGGCGTCGCGCAGCGCGTAACGGGCTGGAACGTCAAGCGCTGAACGCGCGAAGCGTTGCGAGACAACGCGTTCAGGAAAAGCGCACGAAAGTTAACTTTTTTCTTTTCTTCTCGAACGCCCTGCGCTACTTTGTTTTTCAGAAGCGAACGAGACGAAACGAAAACAGGGAAACGAAATGAACCTCGACACTTACGCAGAACGGATCGCGAAGACCTTCTCGCTGAACAGCGGCGTGAAGGTTGTCGTCGGCGGGCAGCGACTCTGCGCTGACGTGAAGCAAGGTGTGGTTTACATCCCGGCCTCGATGCGGAACATCGAGGGCAAGCCCGAACTGCGGGCCGCCTTCGAGGGTGCGCTCGACCACGAGTGCGCGCATGTGGCAGAGGAGCGCATGTGGCCCGAGGGCCAGCGCCCGAGCGACGTCGCCGGCAAGCTCGGGCCGATTGCCCGTTCGATCTGGAACGCGGTTGAGGACGTTCGTATTGAGCGCCGCGCCTGCGCTCGGATGCCCGGGGCGCGCGCGAACCTTCTCGGCATTCACGCGTGGGCCGTCAAGCAAGCCGAGCCCGGTGCCCCGCTGCTCCACCGTGCGATCTGCCGCATGATGAGCCGCGCGCAGAAGCGCGCGGTGCCTGCCGCGTGGGCGCAGGCGGATCAAGCCGCCATCGACCGCGTGCTCGACGGCTTCGTCGCCGAGGTCGCGACCGTCGACACGCCGCGCGGCGCAGTCGAGATCACCGAACGCATCATCCTCGCCCTGTCGGGCGCGACCGGCAGCCCTGAAGGCGAGGGCGACGACGGCGAGCCCGGCGACGACGGCGAGCCCGGCGACGACGGCGAAGAAGGCGAAGACGCCGAAGACGCCGCCGAGCCCGGCGAGGGCGAAAGCGAAGGCGAGCCTGCCGACGGCGAGAGCGAAGGCGACTCGGGCGAGGAAGGCGAAGAAGGCGGCGAAGAAGGCGGCGGCGCTGCCGACGGCGGCGGCGCTGCCGACGGCGACGCCGAGAGCGACGGCGAAGAGGGCGAAGAGGCCGAAGATGCCAAGGGCGGCAAGGTCAAGGGCGACTCGGGCACCGACGGCGAGTCGGTGAAGATCGCCCTCGACGAAGCGCTCTCCGCGCCCACGTTCGAGGGTGCGGTCGAGGCCGCGCTCGAAGCCCTCGGCGACGCCGCAGACAAGGCGCGTTCGGGACGAGCGGGCTGGCGCGGAGACGTCGCGCCTGCTCGCGTGAAGGCGCTCGACACGTTCGAGGAGATCAAGTCGTCCAGCGCGCCGAAAGAGCACGTCGCGCGGGCCCTCGCGTTCTCGAAGACGACGGCGCAGGGCGCGACGTCGCGCTTGATCTCGTTACTCGTCGCTCAAGGCGCAGTTCGGGTTGGCGAGCAGGAGTCGGGGCGGCTCGATTCGCGCGCGCTTGCAGGCGTCTCGTGCGGCGAGCGCCGCGTCTTTACGCGCGACTTGAAGCGCCCGGCGACCTCGACGGCCGTCACGATTCTTCTCGACGACTCGGGCTCGATGGGTCCTTGCGGGCGCGTCGAGATGGCGCTCCGCGCGGTCTTCGTCATGGGTCGCGTCTTCGAGGCGTGCGGCGTGCCTTACGAGGTCGTCAGCTTCACGAACATCTTGAGGACGCACGTCGACGCGCGCGACTTGATCGGCGCGACGCGCACCGAGAGCTTGGTCGAGAAGCGGATGATCCGGTTCGGCGAGCGCGTCGAGAAGTGCGCCGCGAACTTCAACGGCTTCGCCGGGAGCGCGAACAATGACGACGGCGGCGCGCTGATTCACGCTGCGCGACGCGTCGCAGCGCGCCCCGAGAACCGCAAGATCGTGATCACCGTCAGCGACGGAATCCCCGAGCACTACGGGACGCGCATCGACTCGCGGAACGGCCTGCCGCATCTTCGCGAAGCGGTCGACTTCGTGAACAAGGCCGGGATCGAGGTCGCCGGGCTCGGCGTCGTCCACAACGGCGTGAAAGACCTCTACCCGATCCACGGCGTCTGCATGACCGACGCCGACATCATCCCGCAGGTGACTCACATCCTGCGCGAACTGCTGAAGAAGCGAGGCACCCGATGAAGCGCGAGGACTTCCTTAAGGCGTTCAGCGTCGACGCGAAGCCCGAACCGGGCGCGGTGACGGCGACCTACAAGCAAGCGGACGAGCCGCGTCCGACGACGTTCGCCGAGGAGTTCGGCGGCGCAGCAGAACGCGTCGAGCGCGAGTCGTCGCCCGTGTCGGTCAGCGGCATGGCGAAGCGCATCGCCGAAGAACGCAAGGCAGCGGCGACCGCCGCGCCGAGCCCGACGACTGCGCCGAGGCCGGGCAAGGGCGGGAAGATTCACATGACGCCAGACGGCCCCGTGATCGGGTTCGGCGCGCACAAGGGCAAGCTGCTCCGCGACGTTCCGAGCGACTATCTGCGCTGGATTCTGAAACAGGACTTTGACGCGACCGTGATCGAGGCCGTCAAGCAGGAGCTTCATTCCTATGCACGCTGAACTCGTGAAGGCGGCGCAGGGCACCGCTCGGCAGTATCTTCGGGACGACGCGGCGCAGGACGTCGCGCAAGACGCGCTGATCAAGTGCCTCGGCCGACTCGACCCGAACCGCACGACCGCCGAGCACGTAGGTTACGTTCGGGCGGCGACTCGAAGCGTCGCGCTCTCGTACCTGCGAGGTCGCTCGCGAAGGGCCACGCGCGAGTCGAGCTTGGACGCGTCGACGCTCGACGACGGCGACTTCAGCGCGGCCGACGACGCGCGCTTCGCCGACGAGACGTTCGCGCCCGACGTCGAGCTTCGCGCCCGAGAGTGCGCGAGCGAGATCGAGCACGCGCTCGAAGACGCCTTCGCTCGCCTGACCGACGGCGAGCGTCGGGCCTTCTCGACGACAGGCAACGGCACGTCGACCCGCGCAGTTCTCATCGGGCGGGCCCGCGCGAAGGTGCTCGCCGCGATGCGCGACGCAGGTCAAGGCGACCTGTTCAACGCACACCGCGCGAACGTCGCGCTCGCCGAGCGGTTCGGAAACGCCTGAACGCGTTGCGACAGAACGGGCGCAGAACAAAAAGCGCCGACAGTGAACTTTTTTCTTTTCTTCTCGAACGTCTTCGTCTACATTCATTTTCAGAAGCGAAACGAAAACGAAACGGAGAACGAAAATGAAGAACGCAAAGCAGATCGCGAATGACCTCGGGGCCGCCTACGAATTTGCTGCCGACGTTCGCGCCCGTTCGGCAGACGAAGCCCACGCTGCTTACGTCGCGGCTCGCGCTGCTGCTCCCGGTGCCGGTTACGCTGCCGCGTTCCGCGCCGCCGCTCCCGGCACCGTCGCCTTCGAGAGAGAGTACGCCGCAGCGATGTACGCCGCGTGCGATGAAGCCCACGCCGTTTTCGCTGCCGCCTGCGAAGCCTACGCCGCTGCCTACGCCGCTGCCATCGACGAGGCGAACGCCGTTTATGCTGCCGCGATGAGCGCCTGAACGCGTTGCGACAGAACGGGCGCAGAACAAAAAGCACGGCTAGGTAACTTTTTTCTTTTCTTCTCGAACGCCTTCGTCTACATTCGTTTTCAGAAGCGAACGACACAACGAACGAAACGGAGAACGAAGATGGCACGCAAAGCAGGACAGGGCAGCAAGTGGATTCGAGTTGAGAAGCGGCTCGCAATCTACATGCGGGACGACTTCTGCTGCGCCTACTGCGGCACCTCGTTGAAGAACGCGAAGCCCGAGGAAATCGGGCTCGACCACCTCGTCTGCTCAAGCGAAGGCGGCTCGAACGAGCCGAGCAACCTCGTGACGGCCTGCCGCAAGTGCAACTCAAGCCGGGGCGTTCAGCCTTGGCGCGAGTTCGCGACGGGCGGCGCGGTCGCCCGAATCAAGAACCTCGTCCGCCGCAAGCTCAACGTCGAGCTTGCGAAGGCCATCATCGCCGGGGAAACCGGCAGCGCGTCGAACTGAACAAACGCCCGAACGCCGGGCATGAACGCCGCCGAAACGTGCGGCACGGAGAGAGAACATGATCGAGCAGGCCAAAGAGTTCATCGCCGCCATCGAGATTCAGATCGCCGCGCTGCGCGACGTGCGCGCAGCCATGGGGCGACTCGAAGCGGAACTCCGCGCCGCGAGCGCGGAGGCGGGCGCATCGGGGCGCGCGCCCCGCGTCGCGGGCAGCGCGACGAGCACCGAGCACATCCCTCGTGGGCTGCCGAGCGACAGGACGATGAAGTGGTACCGGCGCTCAATCGAGGTCGCCCGCGAGAAGGGCCGACCTGCCGCCGAGATCGCGAAGCTGGAGCGACGGCTCGCGAAGGCGCTCGCGAAGGCCGAGGCCGCGCCCGCGAGCGACGAGCCCGCCGTCGAGCGCGCCGTCGACGCTTCGATCTCGACGTCGCTGGTGATCGAGCGCCAGCCGACGACGGAGACCTTCGCCGAAGACGTGGCGAGTTTCGAGGCCTCGCTCGCCAGCGCGCCCGAGCCCGCGCCCGAGCCCGTCAACCGCGAGGTCGAGGCCGCCGTGCGGCGAGGGCGCGAACACGCTCGCGCCCGCGCTGAAGCCACGTCGCTCGACGCATCGAAGCTCAAGGCGCTCGGCGCCGAGCACGTCGAGACCACGCCGAGCGGCGAGGCCGCCGTCGTAGTCAGCGCGACGCCGCGTCGCGGCAGGAAGATCGTCGAGGTCTGACCTCGACCGGGCGCGATTGACGCGCCGACCGTTCGCCGCTTAGGCTCCTGCCGATGGGAGCCAAGCGCGCGAAGAAGGACGTCGAGTCGCCAACGAAGTTGGGCGAGACGCAGCGCGCGGAACTGCTCGCCTTCATCGGCCTCGGCGCCCCTGTCGACGACGCCTGTTATGCGGCGGGCGTGCCCGTCGCGACGTTCCGCGCTTGGCTGCGCGAGCCCGAGCGGCCCGCAGTCACGAAGGCCGAACACGAGATCGAAGACTTCCGAACGGCAGTCCGTCGCGCTGATTCGCGCGGCGTGATTCGTTCGCTGAAGCTCGTCCACGACGCCGAGAGCAGCGTTCAAGTCGGCGCCCATCAATGGCTTCTCGCGAAGCGAAGACGCGCCGCATTCGGCTCGACTGCCGAGGCGATCACGACCGCGCCGAACCCTTCCGGCGTCGCGCTCGACCCCGAGATCGCAACGCAGGCCATCGCGGTTCTTGAGTCGGTCGGCGTCGTCGTGCCCGACGACCTGCGACGACAGTTCGCGTCGGGCGACTCGTGAAAATCAGCGCGCCGAAGTGGCTCCACGCGCGCGTCTCCGAGCTTGCGCGCGTCGCAACGCGAACGAACGCAGACGAGTGCATCGCGCTTGTGCGCCTCGCGGACGGCATGACTTCGCCGCCGCTCCCGATCCCTGCCGTTGATCGCGTCGAGGGCCGCGCTTCGCTCACGATTGACGCGCTCCGCGTCGAAGACGTTGCTCGACGCTGGCGGCAGTTCGTCGCGCCTGAGATCGAAGACGCCGCGCTTCTTCGCGCGCTCATCGCGCGCGGCGCAGCCGTCGCGAAGGCGCGTCCTGAAGTCGACCGCGAGGTCGCCGCGCGCGAGGCGTCGGTCAGGCGTTCCGAGGTTCTGAAGTCGCTCGGGATCACGCCCGCGAAGTTTGCGCGCGAAGTGCGCCGCGTCGAGGCCGACATGCGGGCACGCGACGCCGAACCGAGACTCGACCGAGGCGTCGCCATCGGACCTTCGATCCTGCGCTTCGTAGACGCGCTCGTGCTCGTCAACGGAACGTCTCGCGGCGTCGAGTGCGAGTCGTTGATCGTTGCAGCGAGCAAGACGCCCGTCGGCCCGCCGCTGCGCGAGGACCGCTACTCCGACGAGACGATCCGAAACTCGAAGTCGACGACGCTCCGCATGAGCGCGAACGGCTGGAGCATCGTCGACGAACGCGCGAAGCGTTACGGCGAGTCGGTCAGCGAATCAGTCCGCGCGCTCATCCTCGGCGGGGCGGTCGCGTTGAAGCTCGAACACGTCGAGCGCGACGAGGCGCGCGGACTCGCGCTCCTCCGCGAACGCGGGCCGATGACCGCGCAGGCGTTCGCACGCGCATTGTGGGGCGACGTCGGGCGGCATCGCGGCACGCCTTCTGTCCTGTTCCGACTCGCCAAGCTCGGGCTCGCCACGCGCGCGAAGCGCGACGGGCAGGTTTTTTGGGCCGCGACGTAAAGCTCCCGACGCCTGCGACGTATCAGAGACACGAACGCAGAACGAAAGGGCCGCAACGATGCCGCGCATCGACGATGAAGACGGGCTCACGATGGAGACGATTGCGAACGCAATCGCGACCGCCATCGAGAGCGAGAAGACGCTCCACGCCGACACGACCTTTCTCGCCTTCGAGACGCTGCTCGGCGACATGACCGTCGAGGGCGACGTCGTTCGCTTCGGTGTTCAGCCCGTCGGCGAACGCATCCCGACGCACAAGCTCGCGCGAGCGCACTACGTCGCGCGGCAACTCGAACGGCTCGCCGACGAGTTCAAGATGGCCGACGGCCCGAAGGCGCTGAAGGTCTCGACGCAACTCCCGCCGCACCTTCGCGACGAGGCGCGGCAGATCGCGGCGGCGATGAAGTCGTGGGACGAGAGCACGACCGCGAGCGACGAGACGACGCGCGTTCTCACGCGCGCCGACAGCCTGTTCGGGCTCGCGCAACCGGGCATGAAATACTTCGTCGGCGACGCCGATGCGATGAAGCGTTGGAGCGCGCGGCGTGATCGCGTGCTCGCCATGATCGACGCGTGGCGCGAGACGCACGGCGACCTTGAGAAGCTGCTCGACGGGCGCATCGGCGCGTCTGAGGTCTCGAACGTCCAGCGCGTGAAGTCCGAACTCGACCGCAGGCGCGCGACGTTGACGTCGCAGATCGAAGCGCTCGACCTCGAACGCGCGGGCCTGTCGCGCGCCCTCGCCCCCATCGAGCGCGCCCTCGGCGCGTTGGCTCGACGATGAGCGCGCGCGAACGAGCACTCGCCGGATGGGGCAAGGCGCGACGCGTCGCCCGCGTTCGCGTCGAGCGACACACGGTCGAGGTCTTCGAGGTCGATCTCGGCTTCTTCGCGTTCGCGAAGTTCGTCGACCTCGGCGTTCGGACGTCGATGTCGACGATTGCCTACCCGAGCGCCGCCAGCGCTCTGCGCGAAGTGCGGCGATACTTGCGCGACCTGAACGCGCTCGACGTTCTTCGGCCGCTCCGCGATCTCGTCGTTCTCCGCAGTCTGCCGAAGATGACCGTCCGCAACTTCTCGCCGCTCGCCATCGACGGCGCACGCATCGGCGGCAGTCACTTCGCGGAGGTCGCTTTCCCGGGCCGTAGCGGGCTCGTAGAGGGCGACATCGTGATCGTCCAGACGATGAGCGCGCCCGACGGCGCAGGCGCCCTGCAAGCGCCCTTGTACGGCTTCGGGGAGGGTCGCTTGACGTTCGCGCCCTGCGCCGTGCTCCCGTCGCCGCACCGGGACGCCGAACTCGTCGAGCGCAGGCGCGAGGTGCTGGCCGTCGACAAGGCGCACCCGAAGGGCGACGCCGTGTGGCGCACGCCGCTCGGCGAGGCCATGAAGGCGCAACAACTCGGGCACCTCGAAGCGATTGCCGGGATCATGCGCGAGCGCAAAGCGCAGGGGCGCACGCGGCTCATGCATCCCACGAAGGACACGGCGACGGCCGAAGGCGTGATCGCTCTCGCGTGCGGCGTCGACGAACGCGGCGCTGAACTCGAAGGCGAACTCGACGTCGAGGAGACCGACAATGGGTAACAGGTCACGCGCTTACGCGTCGGCCGAGATCGACGGCGCGAAGCCCGAGCCACACACGCACCCGGGCTTGACGCCCAAGAGCTTCGCCGGGCTCGGGCTGAAGACGGGCGAGCCCGTCGAGGTCTTCGACGAGGCGACGGGCGAAGTGAAGTGGACGGGCGTCGTGGCACGGGTCAACGCGCACAACGGGATCGTAACCGTCGAGGCCGACAAGGTGCGCGACAGGGCGGGCCGCAAGTTCGCGGCGAGGTTCAGCGGGCGCGGCGCGCAGATGGGCATGGGCATCGCGTTCGGCCGCGCAGTTCGTCGCGCAACGAAGCCGCTCGAAACGAACTGAACGCGTTGCGACAGAACGCGACGCGAACAAAGCGCACGGCGAGTTAACTTTTTTCTTTTCTTCTCGAACGTCTTCGTCTATCTTCATTTTCAGAAGCGCAACGAACGAAAACGAAACGGAGAACGAAAATGAACACGAAGAACACTGAACTCGCCACCGCCGAACTCGTCGCTGCCTACGCCGTCGCCGCTGACGAGTATGTCGCCTCCCGAATCGACGCCTTCAAGGCTTGGGACGCCGTTCGTTCCGGCGCAATCTCCGCAGCCTACAACCTCGCGATCCTCACCGAGCGGGCGGGGACGACTGCGTTCGAGAAGGCGTCCGACGTTGCGCTCCGAGGCATTCTCAACAAGGCCCATGCGGACTTCACTGCCGCCTACGCTGCCGCCGACGCTGCCCGGGACGCTGCTTACGTTGCCGCGAACGCCGCCTACGTCGCGGCCGTGAGCGTCTGAAGACGCTCTCGCAGAACGCGACGCGAACAAAGCGCGTCACGAGTGAACTTTTTTCTTTCATTCTCGAACGTCCTGCGCTACTTTGTTTTTCAGAAGCGCAACGAACGAAAACGAAACGGAGAACGAAAATGAGCTACATCGAGATCGACCGCAAAGCCCTGATGGCCGCCCGCACCGCCTACTACCTCGGCGAGATCGCGAACGCGAACGCCATCGCCGACGCCTTCGAGCGCGCCGAGGCCGCGTTCAAGGTGTGGGAGCAGGCGCAGACGGCGAAAGTAGGCGCCGAGATTCTCGCGCTCGTCGATCAGTGCTACGCCGACGCGCTCGCCGCAGCGTGGGCGTCCGAGGATTGCAACGCCTGAAGTCGCTCTCGCAGAACGCGAGCAGAACAAAGCGCACGAGCTAACGACTTTTTTCTTTTCTTCTGCGACGCCCTGCGCTATCTTCATTTTCAGAAGCGCAACGAAACGGAACGAACGAGGAAACGAAAATGAGCATCACGAACACGACGATCAACGGGCGCATTTACGAGGTCGAAGCGACGGAGACCGGGCCTTTCTTGGCGCAGGATCTCAAGGCGCGAGGGTGGGACGGCATCGCCTACATGCTCACCGGCAAGCGCGGCGCGGTCGCTCTCGCGTATCGCAAGGCGACCACGGGCGAGTTCGTGATCGCCAACCGCGTCTGAACAGCCCGAGAGCTTCGCGCCTTCTTCGAGACGTCCGAGCGTGAACTCGAACGCCTCGAAGAACGAACGAGGAGAAGAACGATGCCGACGAAGTATCAGGACGCCATGTCAGTCGCTCGACACGCGCGCGGCGCGCTGGAGGCCGCGAAGGCTCGCGGCGACCACGCGGCCGTCGAGCAGCTTCGGGCGCGGCTTCGCAACGCGAAGGCCGACATCGCGCGCTTCAAGTGCCTTGTCGCCCGCGAGAAGCGCGAGGCGCGCGAGGTCGCGTTGCCCTACGTCGCAGGCGTGTGGGAGCAGAACAGCGACCCGGAGGGCGAACTCTGCGTCTGGTCGCGGCACGCGACGGAGGACGCCGCGAAGAAGGCAGCGCGACGCTACGCGCGCCGGATGCGAGGCGAAGGCTCAACGACAGGCGGCGCGCACTCGTGGTCGGGCGGATGGCGCGGCCCGTCAGGCGCGACGATCTGGATCAACGCCGACGGCGAAGAAACCTGAAACGAAGCGCCAAAAAACGAGGCGCGAAAGCGGGGAAGAAAATGGACGAGAAGATCGAAGAAATCGTTGCGAAGATTCGCGAACGTGATGCTTGGCTCGCTGAACACGTCGCCGAGATCGCGAAGGGCAAGAACATCGAAGACAAGGCGCTCGCGCTGGTGTCGGCCATCGCGCTGTTCACCGGAGGGCACGACGAGGGCTTCCTGAAGAACGTTCTAGAGCCGGCGCACGCTGCTCTCCTCACGCTCGACCACGAGCAGTTCCGACGCATCGCGCGGCGCTTCGCGATTGAGTGCTCGGCGCTCGAAGTGCGCGCGGACGAGGTCTTCGACGAGCCCGAGTTCAACGAAGTCGGATGGTGGACGCAGGCGCAGTTCGTCGCGCTCAACTACCACCGGCTGATGATGTTCGTCGGCGTGTTGGCGCTGCACTACAACGCCGACGACTTCCCGCTGACGAGGCTCGGCGAGGTCGAGGACATGATCGCGCCCGGGTTCAGCGCAGCGCTCGGCGTCGCAGCACCGTTGTGGGAGCCGAGCGAAGCCCTGAAGCGTGTGAACAAGAACGAACCGCGCGCGTGGTGGGGCGCACAAGGCGAGCCCGACTGAACGACGAGTGACGAAACGCCGAACTCGTCGCGCAGAGCCGAAGCGCTGAAGTCGGCCAAAGTCGACGCGAAAAACACGAGCTTCAATCCCTTCGGGATTGAAAGGGAGAACGAAAAGTGGCCGAACGAGCAAGAAAAAAGTCGTCTAGCGTCCGCATCGTGTTCCCGCGCCCCGAGCCTGCCGCCGAGCCCGCGTTCGGCGAGGTCGAGCTTCGCGCAGTCGACGCCCTGCTCGACGCGCTCGAAGCGCGGGGCATCGTCTTCGCCCGCGCGCACGGTGGCGACGGCGGGCTCGAACGCGTCGACATGCCCCGCGCGCGACTCGTCGCGCTCGCGTTGGGGCGCGAGGCGCCGCTGCCCGAACTGAACCTCGCACCGGGCGAAGTGCTGCTCGGCGAGAGTGCAAACTTCTTCTACGTCGGAACATCGTCGGGCCGAGTCGAGTCGCGCGCCCGACCGGGGCGCGGAACGAACACGACGACCTTCGGCGACCGTGGCTACTGGCGAGCGGCGCTTCTTCGCCCGAGCTTCAACGGCGGCGTGCGCCTGACCGACGAGGGCAAGGCGTGGTGATCCAGACTTCGCCGCACGGGCGAAGCTGATACGTCGTCGGCGCGAAGCGTTGCGAGACAACGCGTTCAGGAAAAGCGCACGACAGTTAACTTTTTTCTTTTCTTCTGCGACGTCTTCGTCTATCTTCATTTTCAGAAGCGAAACGAAAACGAAACGAAACGGAGAACGAAGATGAGCAACGCAGAGAAGAACGCGAACGAGACCGTGAAAAGCTCCCACGAGATCGTGAAGATCGGTCGTCGCAGCTACGCGCTTGAAACCACGGAGATCGGGGGCCTCGTCGTCGTTCAGCTTCGCACCAAGTACGGCCTGATCTTCACTGCCCGCGACCTGCCCGCAGCCTCGCGAGAGTTCGCGATCTCGATGGCCCGGACCTACGCGACCGAGCACGCGCGCCGCGCTTGAAGGCGTTGGCTCGCAACGACCTGAAGCAAAGAGCGTCACGAGTGAACTTTTTTCTTTTCTTCTAGAACGTCCTGCGCTACATTCTTTTTCAGAAGCGAAACGAAACGGAGAAACGAAATGAACGGCACGACGAAGATCACGATTCAGCTTTCAGTCCTCGCAGCCCGCCGCGCGGTGCTCAAGGCGGGCGGCGACCCGACGGACACGGCGCAGGTCGCGCAGACGATTGCAGATTCGACGCTGAAGACGCGGGTTCAGTTGAACGCGCTCGAAGGCTACATCCGCACGATGAACGCCAACGGCTACGTCGTCGCCTGAAACGAAAACGAACGAAACGAAAGAACGGAGAACGAAGATGAAACTTTCAACGTGCAAGGGTGAGTTCGAGGGCACGGCTCGTCAGTGCTCCGCGTGGCTGGAGCACATGCAACCCCTCCTCGTCGCGGTCGTCGTCGGCGAGTTCGAGGTCACGCTCGACGAGCCCGACGACTCGCTGGCGCTCGACGAGACCGGGGCGTGGCTCCACGGCGAGGCGTTGCAAGCGCTCCTGCTCGACACCGAAGCCGACGCCCGGGCCGAAGGCCCGCAGGTTGTCGAGTTTCACCCGGGTCTCGCCGTTCGCGTGGACGACGGCGGCGCGGCAGACCTCGCCCGCGAGGTCTACGCGGCGAGCGACGAAGGCGGGACGATTCAGGCCGACCAGATGCTCGAACTCTTTCCGTGGGGCGACCCACGCTGGCACACCGCGACGAGCCTGCGAACTGCCCTCGGCTACGTCGGCGAGGTCTTCTCGCCCTGCGACGCCTGAAGGCGTTGGCGCAGAACGCCCTCGAACAAAGTGCCGGCCTAGTGCGCTTTTTTCTTTTCTTCTAGAGCGTCTTCGTCTATCTTCATTTTCAGAAGCGAAACGAAAACGAACGAACGGAGAAACGAAAATGTGGGCTCGATACTCGAATCAAGACTTTGACGTCGCCTACCACGTCGCCGTTGAACTCACCAACGACGACCGCAACCCGGCGACCGCGTGCTTCGCCCTGCCCGAGCGGGCCGGCGCGCCCTACTCAAAGGCGAACATGGCGCTCGTGACTGCGTTCTTTCGGGACGACAAGACGTGTCGGTTCATCGACACCGCACTCGTGCTCGCCGAGTGCCGCGCGATTCGCGCGAAGCTCGGAGACCTTCGCGCCTGAACGAAGCCCGCGCGCTTCGCGCCTTGTTCGAGACGTTCGCCGCAGAACGCGAACGCCTCGAAGAAACCGCGAACGAAACGAGAAGAACATGAGCTATCAGGTCGGGCATTGGAGCCACTTCAACGAATGTTTCGCGACGTTCCCTCACGGGAGAGTCGCGACGCGAGAGCAGGCGGTCGCGGCCTGCGCCGTCGCGCAGGAAGACCTGCCCATGATCGAGGGCGGGGGCGACGTCGGCCCGGCTCGCGTTGACCCGGCCGACGCTGCCGCAGAGCTTGCGAGCTTGCTCGCCGTCGTGAACCATGAAGGCTTCGGCTTCACCGAGCAGGGCCTCACCGCTCGCGCATGGGAGAAGGCAGCGAGCGAGCCGAACCACGACAAGCGTCGGCGACTCGTCGCCGACGCGCTCAAGCGCGAAGTGCCGCGTCGGTGGTCGGCGACTGCGGCGCTCGCGGCTTGCGTCTGCGCCGTCACCGCGATCCCGTAAACGGATCGCGAGGTCGGGCGTACAGACAACGAACGAAGAATGCGCCCACGCATCGCGGCGCACGGAGAACGAGCATGAAACCGATCAAGCTCACGCCCGAGCAGGTCGCCCGAAAGGCGCTGCTCGTCGCGCGCCTGCGCGAACTCGAACCCGGCGTGAACGCCGCGCTCGACGCGCTGAACGCCGTGCTAGCCGACTACAACGAGGCCGTCGACGACGCGCGGGCGCTTTGCGAAGAAGTCCACGACGACACGTTCTCCGCGATGCGCGAGCGTTCGCGTCTCTGGAGAGAATCGCTGAACGGGCAACGCGCCTACAAGTTCGCGAGCGTTTGGGCCTCGCCGGTCTCTCGACCGTTTTCGCTCGAAGCGGTTCGCCAGATCAGGCGCGTGGACTTCGCCGCGACGCTCGAAGCCCTGCCGAACGAGCCCGCGAAGAAGGCGAGGTCGACGTGACCGGCCTCGGCGACTTCGACGACGGGCAGTTCTGCGACGGGTGCGGCTGCGACATGGAAGTGATCGGGCCGCCCGGTCCGCGTCACGCGTCAGGCTGCCCGCGCGCCGAGACGCTGGCCCCCGAGTGCGAGTTCGAGGTTCTGTCGTTCGTCGACGGCGACTTCGGCAAGCCGATCATCACGCGTCGACCGGGCGTTCGCCCCGGTTCGTGCGACCCGAGGCGTTGCGTCTGTCGATGAACCGCGCCCGCCTGCCACCACGAACGCCACAAAGGGGCCTAGAAGGCGTTTTTAAGGCGCTCTCGCCCTGAACCGCGACCCCAACGCGCCCATAACGCGTCTCGTGTCTCTATGGGGCTGCATGGTGCCTCAAACGCGAACCTTGACGCGGCGGCGCCGGTTCGGCTAACGGTCGGCGCATGACGAAGCGAAAGACGACGAACGAACGCGAGATCCCGACGTGGACGACGCGACGCATGAAGGTCTCCGAGCTGCGGCCTGCCGACTACAACCCGCGCAAGATTTCCGAGCGAGCACTCGAAGGTCTTCGAGCGAGTTTGGCACGCTTCGGCGACATGGGCGGGATCGTCTGGAACGAGCGCACGAACAGGCTAGTCGGTGGGCACCAGCGCGTGAAGGTGCTCGTTCAACTCGGCGTTGAAGAAGTCGACGTTCGAGTCGTCGACCTCGACGAAGCGAGCGAGAAAGCAGCGAACATCACGCTGAACAATAGCTTGATCGGCGGCGAGTGGGACGAGGCCCTACTGCGAGCCGTGCTCGAAGAGGCGAAGCGAGACATGCCTACGGCGTTCGAGGAGTTGCACTTCAGCGACCTCGCAGTCCTCGACGTGGAGCCTGAACTGGAGCCGTCGCCTTCCGACTTGAGCTATGAGGCGAAAAGGTGCCCGCATTGTGGCGAAGCGCTCCCTTAACATCCAGCCTGTGACCTCGACGACCGCGCGTAAGTGCTGCGAAGCGTGGCACTACTCGCGGACATACCCGATGCCGAAGACCGTGAACTTCGGCGTCTGGGAGGACGGCGTCTTCATCGGCGTTGTAGTGTACGGGCACGGCGCAAGTCCAAAGATCGGCTGCCCTTACGGGCTCAACGTGGGCGAGATCGTCGAACTCGTGCGCGTCGCCCTCAAGGAACACACTGTCGAAGTGAGCAGGATCGTCGCGGTGTCGCTGCGCCTGTTGCGTAAGTCGTCGCCCGGCGTGCGTCTCGTCGTCTCGTTCGCCGACCCTGAGCAGGACCACCACGGCGGCATCTATCAGGCGGGCGGGTGGATCTATACGGGCAGGTCAGCCGACAGCACTCGCGTCGTTACGGCTGACGGGTCCACCATCCACCGACGCGCATACGTCGGGAAGAACTTCGGCGCGAAGAAAACGCCGATGCCCCCGGGCTCGAAGATGGTCCGTTGCGAGGGAAAGCATAGATACCTGATGCCGCTCGACGCCGCCATGAGGCTTGACGTCGCGCACCTCGCGATGCCATACCCGAAACGCCCGCCAAGCATTGTAGATGCGCTCGGCACCCAGTCGAGAGATGGCAGTTCCAACCTGACCGACGGGCTCCAAACTTCAGAAGGCGACGCGCCCGACGAAGCATGACAGGCAGCCGCTCTGGTTGAGCATGGGCCTCGTGGCGTAGACCTGAAGCTCTCGCGCAGATAGACTGCCGGGCGCAGGTCTCGGAGGTCGACGCGATGGCGGAGCAGGGAATCATTGGCGCGGTGCTGACGGCAGCGCGCAACGCCTTCACCGCGAAGCCCTCACGCGTCGCGGCGGTTCAACTCGGGCCGTCGGCGCGTCAGGACATGACGCAGACGTCGGCATACGATCTGAACGTCGCGCGCGCCTCGCGTCAGCGCGCAGCCGTCGCGTCTCTCGGGCCGTTGCCCTTCGATCAATCGCGCGCCGAACGCGTCGTCGACTATCGCGAGATCGCCGAAGAAGTTCCCGAACTCGCGAAGGCCGTCGAGGTCTTCGTCGACTTCGTGTTCGGCAACCCCGACGAGGCATACTCGTTGAAGTTCTCCGAGAACGCGCGCCCCGAAGTCGTGCGGACCATCGAAGCGGCCGAGCAAGAACTGAACACGCACAAGCTCATCCGCGACGTCGTTCACGAGGGCGTGTGGCTCGACAACTCGTTCACGGAACTCGTCTTCGCGGACGCGCCGACGCGCCTCGTCGGCGAGCGCGCGTTGCCGCAGGCGACGTCGGTCATGGTCGACGAGTGGGGCAACGTCGACCACTTCCGATACGTCTTCGACGGCGCGAGCAAGCCGCGACAACTCGCCCCGTTTCAGGTGATCCACTACGCGCCCGGCGCCGTTCGCGGGTCGAGCTACGGGCGCGGGCTGCTCTACTCGGCGCGCGGCATTCGTCGCCGTCACGAAGGCGTCGACGACGTAACGACGATGCTCGCCTTGCGCAAGGCGGCAGGCGACGTGCTCATGCTCTGGCCGTTCCCTTCGGGCCTGTCGAACGTCGAGGTCGAGAACTGGATTCGACAGGCGCGACAGTCCGTCGAGCACGAGAGCTTCTTCGACTCGGCAGGCGCGTTGCGTCGACGCGTCGCGACGCTGCTCGACACCGTGCCGCGCGTGCTCCCGTTTCGCACGATGAAGGACGTCAACATGACGCCGACCGTCGTCGAGACGGAGCCCGCTGATCTGAAGCAACTCGTCGACGTTCTGCGCCACATGCAGGATCGTTTCTTCGTCGCAACCGGCGTCCCGAAGGCGCTCGTCGGCATCGAGCGCGACGTGAACTCGCGCGCGACGCTGGAGCAACAGGCGCTCCACTTCTCGAAGTCGATCTCGAACAAGCAACGCGACGCGTCGAAGATCCTCAACGACGTTTTCATCCGCGCGTGCCTCGTTCAAGGCATCGTTCCCGAGCCCGACGAATACTCGATCACGATGTCGCAAGTGAGCGTCTTCGACGAGGCGCTGCGCGCTGAAATCCTCGAACGCAAGTCGCGCGTCGTGAAGACGTTGACCGAGGCGAACGTGCCTCTCCGCTTCGCGCTCGCCACCGGGTTCCCCGACCTCGAAGAAGCGACGATCACCGACATCGTGGCGGCCGTCGACGCGGGGCAATCGAACATCGACCTCGCCGTCAGCGCGGCCGAACGACTGTCGGCGCTGGCTACTCGCATCGTCGCGAAACCGCGCGACCGCGTTCGCGCCCGAGAGAATCAGCCGCCGAAGACCGAGGAGTGAGCAACGTGCGGCGCGCGAAGACGGCCGAGCAACTGACCGAGGCGCTGAAGACGAACAAGGCGGCGAACGAAGTGCGCGACGTCTCGCGCTCGTTCCTGTCGCTCTGGCTCGGGTCGCTCGACGGCTACTTCGCCGCAATCGAAGCTGCGCGCACGTTGAAGCGCGGCGAGAAGCGCGAGGCCGTCGCGAAGGCGCGCGGCGACCTGTTGACGTCGTTCCACACGACGCTCGACGCGTCGTATCGGCAGGCTTACGCGAAGGGTCGGGACTTTTGGGGAGCGCGCCCGTCGAACGCGTTGAGCGACCGCGCGGCGATGGCGCTCGCAACGCAGAAAGAGTTCGCGACGCGGTTCGCAGGCGACGTGTTCAGCGGGCACGTTTTCAAGCCCGGCAACATGTCGCCCGCGCAGCGGACCGCGATGTTCTCGCGCGGGCTCGAAGGCGCGTTCCAGCGTGCCGTCGTCGACGCGACGCCGCCCGGTTTCACGATCTGGTGGCGACTCGGATCAGCCCGCCATTGTGTCGACTGCCCGCTCCTCGCAGCGAACTCGCCCTACACGCAAGAGACCTTGCCGACGATGCCTCGCGCGGGTTCGTGTCAGTGCCGAACGAACTGCAAATGTTTCTTGGAGTTCAAGACGGCGACCGGCGTCTACGCTCGCGACAAGCCGCTGACCGCGATCCAGCGCGAGCGAGGGCGAGGCGTGCGTCAGCGCGTCGAGGGACCGAAGCCGAAGCCGCCGCGCGGGCTGCGCCTCGCGACCGACAAAGAGCGGATCGTTCTCGCCGATCTCGAAGCGCGACAGGCGTTCGCCGTGCGCCGCATCGACCGGGCGCGAGCACGCGGCGACGATGCCGAAGTCGACCGCTGGATCGGGCATCGACGCGACGTGAGCGGGCAGATTCGAGAGTTCGCGGACTCGCGGAAAATCTGGCACGTCCCGACGTTCTCGACGTCCGAGGTCGTGCGCGGCGACGACCTGCGAGCGCACGACGTCAACTGGATGACCCACATTCGCGGGCTCGACGGCTTCACGGTTCACCGGGCGCAAGAGGCCGCCATCGAGCAGGCGACGAAGGCCGCGAAGAAGAACCTCGACAAGCTGCTCGACTCACTCCCGCCGAGCGGCGGGACAGTCGTGCCCGACTTCGACGAACTCGTTCGGCTCGCGGGCGGCGATACGGGATCGTTCGCGGCGAAGTTCGGCGACGCCGCGATCACCGAAGCCGAGGTCGAACCGCTCGCGCTCGACCCCGGTCAGCACATCGTCTTCTCGCTCGTCGGGCTCGGCGGCGCGGCGACGTTGCGCGTCTTCGAGAAGGCCATCGCGCTTCTGCGGAAGACCGAGCGCGCGATCTGGATCGGGCCGTTGGGCGGCGACGACTGGCTCGAAGTCGCGTTGGGGTACGGCTTCGTGATCGAAGGCCCGGCGAAGGTCGTTCAGGACTTCATCGCCGAACTCTCGCGCGCAGTCGGCGGGCGCGGCGTCGAAGCCGCGCCGTGGCAGGCGTAACGCGAGCGCTTGCGTTCTTCGCACTCGCCCCCAAGAATGGGCCGCGTGCGAACCATCTTCATCCACGTCTTCGGCCGCTCGCTCAACGTCGGGTTTGAACGGCTCGGCGTTCGAGTCTTTCACCCGAAGACGACGCTCGACGAGGACGCGACGTGCGTCACGATTGACCGCGCGTTCTCGGCCGTCTGCGAGTCGGGATACGACCCGGCCAGCGTGAGGCGCCTGTTCGCGCGCATCGTCGTCGAGGTCGTCGAGCGTCCCGCGAAAGACGGACCCGAAGTCGCGTGCCGCGCTGAATGGACGGGCGGCTTCTTCGACGTCGGGCGCGTCGAGATCGGGAAGACGCGCGAGATGCAAGACCACCTCGGGCGCTCGCTCGTCGCGCTCGCGCTGCTCGAACTCGACAAGGGGCGTTCGCCCGTCGGCTTGTGGGAGGCGAGCACACGATGAAGACCGAGATCGCGAAGGCGACCGTCGAGCGCCAGCGCGCGCTTCTCCCGCTGGCCGGTGAGTTCTGGCGACACGGCGCCGACGTCGTGTTCGTTCTCGACTCGGACGGCGAGCGCATGAAGTGGGCGACGTCAGACGGCGAGATCGTGTCGGCGACGATTGAAGCGTTCGCGTCCGTCGATGCCGAACGACTCGACGCAGGCGAAGACGACTCGTCGACGTTCGAGGATCACGCGTGGGTGATCGCATCTTCGGCAGGCGTCGATCCCGACATCCGTGTCTCCGTCCTCGACCGCACCGTGAAGCGTGCGCCCGACGACGAGTCGCGCGAGGTCGTCATGCGCTGGATTCTCGCGCTCTCGCTCGGGCGTGAACCCCGACGATGATCCGGCACGCGCACGAGATCGACCCGCGCACCGCCGTCGCCATCGCACGCGACGCCGCACGCGCTCGACCTGTCACGACTCGACCGCACGACGAGGCGAGCGAGAAGAAGCGCGACACGATGCGCGCGAACCGCGTCCTCGTTCGCGGGCGCTTCACGATGCGCGGCGCGCTCGTGTGGGACGTGCTCAAGCTCGAAGGCGATAGGGTCAGCGTCTACGCGTCAGGCTGCGCGTTCCGCGACGAAGCGCTCGAACTCGCCGTCCAGTGCCTCTCGGGTCGCGTGTTCACCTCGCTCTCGGGCGTGCGGACGCTGCTCGAAGCCCGCGCCGGGATGCTCGTCCCGTCGCGCGCCGTCGGCTTCGAGCGACAGGGCGTCACGCTGAAGTCGCTCGACGGGAAGAAGCCCGAGCACGCGACGACAATCGAGGTCGTGCGAACGTGAGGCGCGTCCTTCTCGTCCACTACTCGGGCGCGAAGACCGTCGCGCGCTACTCGGCGAGCGTCGGCGCGTTCGACGTTCTCGACGAGTTCGGCGAGCGACACACGTTCGTTCCGCTGGCGCAGGTCGACGCGCTGCCCGCGCGGACGTTCCCGCTCATCGGCGACGACGCAGGGCAAGGCGAAGTGCGCGTCGTTTTGGCGAACGCGGCCGACGTCGGCGCGATGTTCGCCGCGCGAATCTCGGCGCCGTTGCAGGCGTCGACGTGGCGCGTCTTCTGGTGGCCTGAAGACGAGATCCTGACCGACTCGCACGAGGTCTTCGTCGGTTCGCCGCGCGACGTGTCGTGGGACGTCGACGGCGGCGAGGTCTCGTTCGTCCTGCGCGCAGCGCGTCGCGAGCAAGACGCGCCCTTCCCGCCCTGCCGACTCACCAAGGCGCGTTTCCCCGACGCCCCTTCTGATTCTCTCGCCTTCGCGCTGCCTGTCGTCTACGGGGCGCCCAAGGGCCTTCCCGCAGTCGCCGTGACCGACGTCACCGTCGACCCGATTCGACTCGTCGTCGCGTCGCACGAAGTCGCGTCGACGACGCTCGAACTCGTCGGCTCGTCGGGCGTGATCGACGCCGCCGCGCCCGTGCTCTACGACCGCGACGCGCTCGGCGATCTGTACGCCTACGTAGAGATCGCGGCGGCTGACTTCGGCACCGAAGGCTCGTCGCTCTACTTCACGAGCGTCAGCGGTTACGCGTTCCCCGACGGGCGTTCGATCACGCTGCTCGGCGACGTGCTCGCGCACTTGTTCAAGACCTACGCCCAAACGGGATGGACGACGTTCGACCGACGCCGCATCGAGTTCGCGCGCCCGCGCCTGAACGCGTTCGCCGTGTCGTTCTTCGCGAACGAGCAGTCACCGGGCGAGACGGTCGAGTCGTTCGCGACGTCGCGAATCGCCGGTCAATTTCCCGTCTCGTTCGGGGCGCCAAACGGGCGCTTCGGATGGGACGCGATCACGTTCCCGAACGAAGTCGACGCGCGCCCTGCGGCGTCAATCGTCATGGGCGTGAACGCGTTCGAGCGAACGAACTTCGACGAGGAGTCGGTCGACAACATCGTCTCGCGCATCGAGGTCGCCTACGCGCTCGACGGCAACGTCGGCGGGCAGACCGAGATCGTGCGCTTCGACGAGACGACGAGCGGACTTTGCGCGCGTGCGTTCTCGCGTTGGGGTCCGAGTGCGGTGCTCTCGCTCGACGCGCCCGACTGCAACGACGCCGCGACCGCCTACCTGCTCGGCGCCGACGCGCTGTTGAAGAACGGCGTCCTGCGGGCGCGCGTCGAATACGCGGGCGTCGACGAGAGCTTCTTCGACTTGCCGCCCGGCGCGATCATCGCAGTCACCGACGAAGACCTCGACTTCGAGGGCGAGCTTTTCGTGCTCGAAGGCGTCGAGCCCTTGCTCGACGGGACGTGCGCCGCGTCTTTGATCACGCTCGACGGCGCGTGATCACACGAGACGAAAAGGCGCTCGCCGCGCTGCTCTCGGCAGCGAACGCAGTCGCAGAAGGGAAGCTCTCGGCGTTCGCGCGCATGGCGTGGCCCATCGTGAACCCGGGGCGCCCGCTCGTGTGGAACTGGCACATGGACGCGATCTGCGAACACCTCGAAGCGATCACGCGCGGCGAGATTCATCGGCTCATCGTGAACGTGCCGCCCGGTCACTCGAAGACCACGCTCGTCTCGATTGTCTGGCCAGTGTGGGAGTGGATTCGCCGCCCGCAACTTCGCTACTTGTGCGCGTCGTACTCCGACAACCTCGCGCGCAAGGCGAGCATCGACCGCCGCAAGATCCTGTCGTCGAATTGGTATCGCCGCGCGTTCTCCAAAGAGCGCTGGACCATCGATGGCGCGAACACGC